CAACATACAGTCCGACAACATGTCCGTGGTCTACGAGATACCGATGATAAACATCGCCGGCGAGGAGTACCTCTTCATCCAGAACAACGACATCGAGTACGTTGTCGAAGATTACGAGGTTGACGAGGGAGGGCTCCTGCAGTGATACCCATACCTTGCAAGGATGACATGGAGCGTCTTGGTTTAGGCGTAAGGCTTAAGTTCTTTGAGCCTGAGGAGCTTACGGAGGAACAGGTCCAGAGGATACTGGAGCACTATAAGTCCATTAAGGAATTCAAGGACACTTTTGACGAGTCGGCAACTGGTGTCAACACTGGCGTATTATGAAGCTGATAGAGTTTGACGGTATGGAGTTCAAGGTGGCTGACGAGGCTTTTCTCGTCAGGCCAATCCGTGAGCTTTTCGAGGAGGACAAGACCAAGAGGAAGGAGAAATTCTGGAGACAGATATCCTACCTGTGGTTCATGTGTGACCCGAGGAGCTCGTACATGTACCTGACAAACGACATCGAGCGTTCTGTCGAGGTGAAGAGGCAGGAGGGCTTTGACAAGGACTGGGAGCCTTCCGCGTTGCTTAAGGAGGCTATGGACGTGTACCGCAGGCAAGTCGTCACGACGTCCGCCATTCTCCTTGAGGGTATGCGCAAGGGTATAGACAAGCTCAGCTCGTTCCTCAGCACGACAGATTTCACCGACAAGACTGTTGCGTCGATGACAAGCGCCCTCAGGCAGATACCGGAGCTCGCGAGGGCTCTCGTCGAGGCCGAGAAATCTCTCGCCAAGGACTTTGACACAGAGGACAAGGCCAGGGGCAGCGCGGTAAAGGCTGTCGGTGAGGATGTGTGATATGAGTAGAGGGTTTATAGAGCATCTTCTTGACGATCCGATAGAGATGGAACGTGTTCTCAAAGCGTATGACGCCGACATGGTGGCTTTGTGGGATGAGCATTCGGAAAGTGTTGTGTATGAACCTGTAAATAATTTGTCAGAATGTCTTGACCTTAATCTTCCGGATGTGCAGAAAAGGCCTTTTGAGGAATCTATAAACAGGGAGAGGTGGAAAAACAGATATAAGGAGATTATGGCGAATCCGAGAACAGTCGGTGAGATATTGTCCGAGTTGAATGAGAAGATACGTTCTGGTGAGCCTATACATATATGCGGATACGTATATCTTTTCGACGGTGAGGGTGTGAAGGTTTTCACGGAATATGAATTCAAGCATTTCTTCCATGGAAACGACAGTGATTCAGACGAATAGGTATCAGACTCCGGTAACGAAATCGTGGCTCGAGTCGTTCCCTGACGACGTGCGCGAGCAATTCCTTGAGTTCGTGGACACCGTTCCTCTCATCAAATGGATGATAGGGGAGCGTCCTAGGGCGAAGGATCTGCCGAGGGATGACAATGGCAGGATAATAGTAGATATCACCCATCCGCACATCCTGGAAGATATGGATTATTTCCGTCCCGCGGCTATTTTTTATGAGCAGAACGGTTGCTACTCGCTCCTTAAACCTAACTCCAACCCCAATAGCGAGTACGGGAAATGGTTCAACGAGGAGGTCAGGCGTTGCCGTGAGGGCTATGTCAGGGAATCTGACGGCGAGTGGATAACGGGCCAGATGTACTGGTACATGAACTACTGCCAGATAATGCTCAACAGGAAATCCGAGACATCGGGGGTCTATCTCAGGGTTGAGGACTTCCCTGATTTCTGGGAGGGTATCTATTACAGGTTCCATTATCTTGAGCAGGCCAGGATGCGTGGGAAGCATTGCATGGAGCTGGCGCGAAGGGGGTGTTCCAAGTCTTTCTCTCTCGCGTCGATGATGTCGCATAACCTGATACTTGGCGAGAACTCGGAGAACAAGAGACGTGTCACCTCTATCCTTACGGCGTACACGAAGGAGTATCTGGCCTCCAAGGACGGCACGCTCACGAAGTTCACGCCTATGGTGGATTTTTGCGCGGAGCACACAGAGTTCCCAAGGCTTATGGTGAAGCGGTCACAGGCCGAGATGGTGTGGCAGATGGGGTACAAGAACACAAACGGCAACATAAAGGGCTCGCTCAATTCCGTGATGGCTGTCTCCGTCAAGGATGACGAGGGCAAGATAAGGGGTAAGCGAGGATTCGTCTACTTTGAGGAGATGGGTAACTACCCGAGGTTCCTCGCGGTGTGGGATAACGTCAGGGACTCTGTCAAGGAAGGCAGTCATGTCTTCGCCCAGTTGTACGCCGTTGGAACAGCTGGAGACAAGGAGTCTGATTTCAGCAGTATCAAGACTGTCCTGTATAACCCGTCGGCTTATGAGGTATACGCGTTGGAGAACGTCTATGACCAGAAGGGAAAAGGCAATGATAAGTTCGCGTATTTCTTTCCGTCGTATATATCGAGGGCTGGATGCATGGACAAGGATGGGAACTCTGACGTGACAGCAGCCCTGATGGAGATCCTCATGGAGCGTTGGATGGTCAAGCAGGGCGGTGACCCGGCGTCACTTCTCTCGCGTATAGCGCAGATGCCTATAACGCCAGCGGAGGCAATATTGAAGGTCAAGTCCAATTTCTTCCCTGTCGTGGCCCTCAACGAGAGGCTCAGACAGCTCGACACTAACCCGAGGGCCTTCGATGACGTGTATGTCGGAGCGCTGGTCGATGTCGGCGGGCATGTTGATTTCAGGGTCACGGACGACGTCCCAATAAGGAAATGGCCAGTTGACAACACCGAGCAGGGGGCTCTTGAGATATACGCGATGCCTTCTTCCGGCACCATACCGAACCACAGGTACATAATCGGCGTCGACCCTGTGGACAATGACCAGGCCGAGTCGTCGTCACTCTTCTCGTGCATCGTGTTCGACATGTTCACGGATGAGATAGTCGCCGAGTACACAGGGAGGAAGCCTTTCGCCGAGGACAATTATGAGATTGTCAGGCTCTTGGGCGTCTACTATAACGCGTCCATAATGTACGAGGCGAACCGCAAGGGCATGTACGCGTATTTCGCCAAGACGCACTCGACTTGGATGCTCGCCGATTGCCCGGAGTATCTGAGGGACAGGCAGCTGGTCAAGTACTCCATGTTCGGCAGCGCCCAGAAAGGCATCACGGTGAACGCACCGCTCATAGCGTACGCGAACGACCTGATAAGGGACTGGCTCAACAAGACATATCCGAGGGAGGTAAAGGACGAGAGGGGTGAGATCCATATCCAGCAGGTGCCGCAGCTCTACAAGATAAGAAACAGGGCCCTGCTGCAGGAGCTGGTGTCCTATGGTCCTGAGGTTAACGTCGACCGTGTCAGGGCGTTATCACAGGTCATGCTGTACAGGGAGCAGTTCATCATACTCTATGGCGGCTCTCCTGACGCCAACGACAATGGCGGTGACGACGTGTCTGACGATGACTTCTTCGATATCGATTGGAACAGGCACAAGGCGGCGCTTGGCTCGAGATACAATTCCACTTTCAATCAGTAAGTGATTCGGTTACACGTTGATTTCGAGACGGATCTTTCAGTAGATTCGCCCCAGATAATTGTGTTTTTATGTACTTTGATACCACATTCCCGAGACAGACGCTGCCGTACAAGTCCAAAGGTGACAAGTGGCGTGACGCCGTGATGTCTTGGGCTGAGAAGAAGACATATTTCAGCGACTCGCCTGTGAGGAAGAGCGTGGTTCACTCCAAGATTAACTACGACCTTCTCAACGGCATAATCCATATGGAGGATGTCGCCGCCATACTGAATCCGGGTAACATATCCACAGCTTTCCTGCCGGAGAAGATACAGCATTATCCCATCATCAACTCGAAGATCAACACGTTGAGGGGAGAGGAGGCTGGAAGGGTCTTTGACTGGAGGGTCATAGTGACCAACCCGTACTCAATATCCAAGATAGAGGAGGACAAGAGGGCGGCTTTCGACAAGTCGGTCCAGGAGATAGTCGAGGATACGTCGATAGACGCGCAGCAGGCCGAGTCCCAGCTCAGGGAGAACCAGGAGTTCTACGAGTACAGCTGGCAGGATCTGCGTGAGATAAGGGCCAATGAGCTTCTCAGGCATTACTCCAAGGAGCTGGGTTTCAAGCAGATATTCAACGACGGTTTCGTTGACGCGTGCGTTTGCGCCACGGAGGCTTACCAGTGCTGCATAGTCGGCGGCGAGCCGAGGATAGTAAGGATGAACCCGCTTAAGCTCAGGGCTTACTGCGCGGGATACTCCGACAGGCTCGAGGACGCCGACGTCATCATCTATGAGGACTACTGGACCAGGGGGAGGATCATCGACACGTGGTACGATGAGCTCTCCGCCAAGGACGTCAAGTGGCTGAGTGACGACATCCCGGAGTTCGGCGGCGACTCGTATCTGACACCTGAGGGGGCGTACAACGAGGCGGCTCCTTTCCTCAACGCCCGTCACATGATAGGCGAGGAGGGAATCCTCATAGGCGAGGGGAGCGGTCTCGGGTATGTCTATGACGCCTTCCCTGAGATGGGTGGCGGATTGGGGACGACCCTTCTCCCGTATGATATAGCCGGCAATGTGAGGGTTCTCCGTGTCTGGTGGAAATCCAAGAGGAAGATATACAAGGTCAAGTCATACGACCCTGTCACCGGCGACGAGGTGTTCGACTTCTATCCAGAGACATACGTCCCCGACAAGGACGCCGGCGAGGAGGCGACGCCGCTGTGGATCAACGAGGCCTGGGAGGGCGTCAGGATAGGTGATAAGATAAACGTCGGGGTGCGCCCGTGCCTTGTGCAGCACAACTCGATATCCAACCCGTCGAGGTGCCATTTCGGCATCGTCGGCACAATATACAACATCAACGAGTCGAGGCCTTACTCCGTTGTCGACATGATGAAGCCGTACAACTACCTGTACGACGCAGTGCACGCGAAGCTCGTTGACCTCATAGCCACAAACTGGGGCAAGCTCCTCGAGATGGATCTGGCGCTCAAGCCGAAGAACTGGGAGGTTGACAAGTGGATGTATTTCGCCAGGGCGAACAAGGTCCTCATCAAGGACTCCTTCAACGAGGGCAACAAGGGAGCCGCCACGGGCAAGCTCGCCGGAGGCCTCAACAACGCGTCGAAGGGTTATATCGACGCCGACTGGGGCAACTCCATACAGAACTACATCAGCATTCTCCAGTGGGCCAAGGACGCCATGTCGGATCTCGTGGGTATCAACCGCCAGAGGGAGGGCAACACCTACAACAGGGAGACAGTAGGGGGCATCGAGAGGGCTGTCCTGCAGTCGTCATACATAACCGACTGGCTCTTCCAGAAGCATGACGACACCAAGAGAAGGGTTCTCGAGTGCTTCCTTGAGGAGTGCAAGGCCGCTCTAAGGGGCAGGAGCAAGAAGTTCCAGTACATACTGTCCGATTACTCCATGAGGGTTATGGACATCGACGGCGACGAGTTCGCGGAGTCCGATTACGGGATAGTGGTGGACAACTCGACAGACACGCAGAAGCTCAACAGCCAGATAGAGACGATAGCCCAGGCGGCTGTGCAGAACCAGGCGCTTGACTTCGCCTCCATCCTCAAGCTCTACTCATCGGCATCCACGTCGGAGAAGATAAAGATAGTCGAGGTGTCCCAGAAGAGGGCGCAGCAGCAGGCTCAGGAGCAGGCCCAGCAGGCCCAGCAGCTCGAGCAGCAGAAGATACAGGCCCAGCAGCAGATCGAGTCACAGAAGCTCCAGCAGCAGGATATCCTCAACCGGAGGGACAACGAGACAAAGATACAGGTCGCGGAGATCAACTCCAGGGCCGAGTACATGCGTCTCGGAATCTACGCTGAGGAGAACGACGAGGAGCTCGTTCACGAGAAGCTCGACATCGATAGGGAGAAGCTGCGCGAGGAGATAAGACAATTCGACATGGAGTTGAGGCAGAAGGATAAGGAGCTTGACCAGAAGAAAGAGGTGGAACTCAAGAAGATAGCCGCGCAAAAAACTAAAGCGAGTAATAGCAAATAACTAAAGTAACAGATATGCACTTCACTAAATCACAGATAGAGGAGATAGCCAGGAGACTCGCCCTGATAACGAAGAGGGACTCCGAGCTTCCTGACGCCGAGATTCCTCTCGACGAGTCGGAGAAGGTTCCGATCATACAGTACATACCTCTTGTGCAGGATTACGAGAACAGGCTCCTGTCTCTCGCTGATTTGAGGAGTCTTGTTCTCGCCGATGTTGACCAGACCGCCATAGCCTGCAGGCTTAAGGTCACATGTAACACTCCGGGCGCCACAGTCAAGATCAAGGGCTCGACGAGGACCAACTATATCGGTTATTACGGCGAGATGGTTGATGTGGTTATCACGGCGAACGATTATGACGCGTGGTTCGGTGTCGTCACATTGACGCAGGACCATACTGTTGTGGTGTCGCTGAACAAGTCAGGAGGCGGATCTCCGACCCCGGGGACAACCACATACTATGTCAAGATAAACAATAACCAGAGCGCGAGGATAACGGTTAACGGAAATCAGGTCGCTTCAGGATCGATGAACTATTTCGAGTCTGACGAGCGTGTTGAGATTTACGTGACAAAGGACGGTTATACTCCATGGTCAAAGACCATAACCGGCATAAGCTCGAACTTCACGCAAACTGTCATACTTACCCAATCCGAGGACGAGCAGGAGTCCCCTTACATAAGGTTCAATAAGGACGAGGTGAGGTTGCCGTCAATGAACGCGTCCGGATCCGCTGAGATACAGTCGAACATATCGTGGGAGATTGACGGGGATGACGCCAGGACTCCTGAGCAGGACGCCGACACCGACGAGCCGACAATCAATGACAGTGAGGTTTTGTCGACATACAACATGATTGTCGGTGAGAGTGTTGATCTTGAGTAAACAATAAAAATAATATATTATGCCTAAGGTTTATAGAGTTAAGAACAGTAACATAGCCGAGGTTTCCAACGGTAAGTTGGTCGCGAAGTCGGCTGGACAGACCTCAATGTCGGTATATAATGATGTGGTGTCTGACGAGAACTATGTCGGTCAGGCGCAGATCAACGTCACATCCCAACAGGAGGCTGTCGAGACGTCGGGTATCTCGATAAGCCCGTCATCGGTAACACTCACCTTCGCCTATAATGTCGGGTTGCAGCTCAAGGCAACTATCACTCCGCCCTCGGCGTCAAGCAACGACATCGTCTGGACAACGTCTGACAAGAACATAGCGACTGTTAGCAAGAAGGGATACGTGAAGGCCGCGAAGAAGAAGGCTGGTGTCGCCACGATAACCGCCACGGCTAACGGGTACTCTGACACCTGTATAGTTACCGTTGACGCCAGCGGCACATATATCAAGTCGGTATCCCCTATTCAGTTAAGTGTGCCAGCCACGCGAAAAACAGACACCAAGATAAAGGTTGTCCAGGAGGTTCTTGGCGGATATGACTCAGGCTACACAGTGTTCTCTCCGCTTTATGATTCTGTGGAGACGTCAAGTGAGACTCCAACAGGGTTCAATCTCATCACTCCTGAGAACTGGGGAAACGCCAGGGAGTACACCGTGTATGTCCATGGAAACTACAATGATGACGAGGGATGCGAGATTAAGGTATCACAAGCCGGAAGCACGAAGGTCAAGGATTTCCGGGACAGCGACGAGGGTTATGTTGATTCTGACGGCACACCTTATCTTTATGGCGATTCACCTTTCACTGGAGCTATCTATTATGAGTGCGCCGTTGATTACGGTGCCCAAATCCTTAGTAACGTGAATGTGAGCGGGAGCTGGATACATCTTGACACCAGAAATAGTGGTCTCGTTGGTCTCGGAACCGGTTATACCGCCACTCAGGTCAACGAGTACGCTCAACATGGGACGATTAATGGAGAGAACCCTCATTTTCAAGGCAAGACAGCTACATACTATGTTCGTGTAACATTTGACGCGAATGACGGGGCCGAGAGAACTGGAACTTTGACATTCCCTGGAAACAAGGTGTTTACAATACACCAGGATGCTGAATCTATCTAATGAATATCTGATATGGCTACATATAACAACATAACATTGTCACCAGGTTCAGGCTCTGGCGACACTGGGCTGAGCGTGACAGCGACCGACAACTGGGGTAGAAACGTGAGAAGCGCCGTGTTCACGGCTGGCAATACTGATTTGGACGTCGTGTCTGATAACAACCTTGTTGTCACACAGAGCGGTCACGCGGCGTTCATAAGCTTGGAGAATGCGAGTGTGGGCTCATCCGGCGGGACCGTCACGATGTCCGGCTATTCGAATTACGAGACGTTGACATTCGCTGATCTCCCTGGAGGCAACTCCCTGTTGCAGTATTTCGACTCGGCGACCATAAGCACAGACGTTGAGATAAGTGATGTGCAGGAGTTGACATCAGGGTATTCTCCTACCGGTGATCCTGGCGGAACGAACCGCTATCCAGTCACGTTGACGTTTGACGTCCCAGGCGAGGCTGTCGCCGGAACATATTCTTTCACTGTTAACGGCAACACTTTCACATGCGTGAAAGAGGGCGGAGTCGAGCCTGTCGGCGCTGAGATATGGTTCTCTGACGGGCAATCGTCAACACCCACGTCAATCAATTTGACAATAACACTTGATGCCGATGGTAACAGGTCTGGAGGTGCGTCAAGCCCGTATATCAACACGGATCCGGGCGGTACATCCTGGACAATATCGTAGACTGATGACTATTAAATATTAAGAATATGCCAACAAATCTACCATATAGCGGTAACGCGTCAGGGAGCGGGCAACAGAGTTTGACCGTAAATTGGGGCGCCAATCCGAGCAGAAGCTCATCAAGGAGCAGGACATACTCGGTCAACGGGGGACTCAACACGCTGACTGTGACACAGGTGAAATCGGACGCTCTCGCGGTCACGAGCTCCCAGGCATCAAAGAATACCACGAGCGGCTCGTCGTCGAAGACGGTGACGTTTGAGGGGTATGCGAACGGGAAGTATATAAGCTACTCGACATCTCTTTCTGGAGGTGTCACGGTATCGTCGGCGAAAGAGTATTCCGGAGGCACAACCGGGTCGGGCTTCTCGACAAACTGGAAGCAGGTCGACAGCTTCCTCGGCGGCACGAGCAAATACAAGTTTAACGTTACACTTAATATACCGGCGAACGCGCCTGTTAGCACAAGCCAGTTCACGGTATATACAAACGATGTCACCACAAGCGCAGGGAAATCGAAGGCTTTCACCTTGAGGATAACAGAGTCAACCGTCGCGGTTGAGGATGTGACAGTGACTCCATCATCCGTCGCTATTAACGTGGGTTCCAATTACAATGACTATGGCCTTGAGGCGGATGTATCTCCTAGCACGGCCACAAACAAGGACATCACATGGTCATCTGACAACACCGGCAAGGTCCTGGTTAACAGCGACGGATGGTTGAGGGGAGTGTCCGCAACATCATCGCCAGTGTCCGTATGGGCGATATCAGACGATGACCCGAGCATAAAGGATGACTGCAAGGTGTCGGTGTATAATCCGGGCAGTATCAGTTTGACAGATAACACGAGTGTCGCCAGTAGCGCCACAAGCGCCAGCATGACAATAACACTGTCAAATATTAAGACAAGCACTCTGTCTATAAGCACCGGAAGCGCCTCGTGGATAAGCTCCGCGACGTATAACTCGTCTACCGGCAAGATAGATTTCGTTATCAGCGCCAACTCAGGGACACAGACAAGAGACACAACTGTAACAGTGACCGGAAGGGATATGGCGAACTCCATCAGGACCGATACGGCTACTTTGGCTCAATACGGCTCAGGGAGTCATGTTATTCCTCTTACGGCGCTGTCTGTAAATGGAGTCTCATCTATTGGTGACGACGGCACGATAGACCACAGGTATGACTTGACTTACACACCGTCCAACACTACGGAGACAGGAGTCACATGGGATGTTGTCGACGCCATATCAGGTAATAGCGTCGTAGGTTCTCTTGTCACGCTGTCATCGCACTCGACTTATTGTATTGTCAGGGTAAGACCTGAGGGTCAGGCGAGCGGCGCCAATGTCAGGGTGCTGGCGATAAGTAATCCGCGACCTCTAATCTCAGGATACAAGGCTGTCACGGTTACTTACAACAGGCCTCTCGGAAATTTGACATCCGAGCCTCAGTCTGTGAATCTGAGATACAACGCCACCAATGACAGCACACCTGTCATCTCATGGGCTTACGAGACGCCAACTGTTTTAAGTTATGATGGTATCATCACAAGCGCGTCGTTGAATTCCCAGACCAATGTGCTGTCGATAACATGTACGCAGAACACAGACCCGTTCAATTACGCCTATGGTTCTGTCACGTTGGGAGGTTCGAGTTACACCTCGCTCACGATACCATATACTCAGGCGAAGGCTGATAACCCGTATGTCCACACTAGCGTGAATATCAGTAACATGTCTGTGTCAGGCAACGCTTATCCAATGTTGTCAGCCAATATAAATCTTGTCAACGGGAACGGCAACTACTATGAGTTCCCTCCCTCGTTCAGCTGGACATTGTACGGATATGAGTCATCAAGCTCATCCAATGGAACACAGATAGCGTCTGGGACAAAGACAAGCTACTCCAATTATGTCAATCCCAATTCCACTTATGCGGTGGTGCTGAACGTCACATCATCTGTGCCTACTGGGAACATGACGTATTTCAAGCTTGAGGTTGAGATGGATAGGTACACGATATCTCCGGCTTACGCCGAGTTGGGAGATCCCGGTTCTTCCGAGATAACAGGTTAGACAACTGAAACATAATCTTTATGTCATGATTAATTGCTGTACAGACAAAGATTCTCAGGCTAAGCTTTTTGTCATCTCTTTCACCGTGCTGAAGGATTCTGGATTGGCACTCGTAGCCGCCAAGGACGCGAGACAGGCCTTCCAGATCCTCCAGAACGGGGGAAGCCGCAACTGTCACGACGGCAACCACTATAAGCTCGTGCAGGTCAGGGATCTCGGTCTCATCGCGAGCTGTGATTACGGCTTGCTTATGGAGTCATTCGTCAACGCTATGGAGGCTTTCGCCGCTATCGCCGAGATGGCCAACAGGTTTGTCGGGAAAAAAGGTGATACCGGAGAGAAGGGTGACCAGGGCGACAAGGGAGAGAAAGGCAATAAAGGAGACAAAGGAAGTAAGGGCGACAAGGGAGACAAGGGAGATAAAGGTGACAAAGGTGATAAGGGTGACAAGGGAGACCGCGGAACCGACGCTTATGTGACCGCTGAGAACATAGCCGAGGCGTTGGGATATGTCCCTGCGTCAGAATATGACGTCGAGGGTAAGCAGGATAAGCTTGTCAGCGGCGAGAACATCAAGACTATCAACAACCAGTCTCTTTTGGGCTCCGGCAATATAGAGATAGCGGCTGGCGTGCAGTCTGACTGGTCCCAGAATGACAGCACTGCGCCTGACTACGTCAAGAACAGGACACATTACACCAAGAGGGAGGTAACGGCAAACATACCTGACGCTAAGCTCTCATGGAGCGGGTCCACGTTTGATGATATAGATTTCTGGTTCTACGGCACGGGTGTTCATATCCCTTATAATGGACATGAGGGATGGGAATTGTCGTGGGACGATGGCGGCATCTTTATTGATTATATAGGCATTGGGTTTGAGCTTGGCATACTTAAAGACGGAGAGTGGGAATATACACATTTTGACCCGTCCTATGACCAGAAGCCATATCCGCTTGGTGTCGATGTCGTTGTCTCGTCAGATGTCGTGTATAAGCTTGACAACAAGTACCTCGACCTTGATTCGACTCCTGTTATCAACTCATTCAAGCCTATAACAAGCGATGGCGTCAAGAGGGCTATCAACGCCATACCGTCACAGGAGCAGTCTGATTGGAGCGAGACCGTGTCGTCGGATCCCGCTTATATCAAGAACAAGCCGAATGACCTGACGCATTATGAGATTGTCGGGTCGTCCACTCCGATAGATGTTCCTGAGTATGTCACGGAGGATGAGCTTGACGCCAAGCAGGATATCCTTGTCTCCGGACAGAACATAAAGACCATAAACAACATGAGTCTTTTGGGAGAGGGTAATATCACCATCGAGGGAGGCGGAGGCTCGGCTGACACATCCAATTGCGTAAAGGTTGAGTCACAGACTTTCTCTTCCTCCCAACAGGCACAGGCGAGGTCAAACATAGGTGCTGGAACGAGTGATTTCAGTGGGAATTACAATGACTTGTCAAACAAGCCCGCTATCCCGTCAATAGAGGGTCTCGAGTCCACATCAAACAAGGTCACGTCAATCTCCGCGTCATCTACCGATACGCAGTACCCGTCAGCCAAGTGTGTGTATGACTCTTTGCCTGTTGTCCCGACGATATCGACAAATGTCATGTCTGACAGGACGAGTGACATAAAGACATCAAGCCCGAAATCGGTTTATGATGAGATTCATCCGGTTGTCGGAACGTCACAGCCAGGCGGAGGTATGGCTCCTAACAGGTTATATAATTTCGGTACCATAACAGGAAGCGTGACATTCTCTCTCGCGACTCCGGTTGACGCCAATGTGACGAACCACTATTACTGGACATTCAACACAGGCTCAGCGGTACCAGCGGTGACGTGGCCAGCTGGCATAACATCATGGATAGGCGGGGCGGCTCCTGTGTTATCGGCGTCAAAGCATTACGAGATTTCGGTTCTCAACGGTGTCGGTGTGTATTTTGAGTCTTAGCTTATGGACAGTCTCTTGTTGAGAAGGCGTTGTATTATAGGCGCGTTGGATAACGCCGGTCCACACGTTCCGACTGAGCGTACCGTGACTTTCCATCCGACGAGTGATGTGGTGAGCTGGGGTACTCGCGAGAAGGTCGATTACGTGTCATACGGTTATTCCGGCACGTCATCAACCACATACGCGAAGTTCAATCTTGCGGAGGTAGAGTCTGACGGTGCGCAGGTTGTGTATATATTCCAGAATCTCAACATACCGTCTGGCGCGGTTATAAAGAGCGTCACGTGCGATGTCAAGGCTGGCCTCAACTCTGACAAGCTGAAGATGTATTTTGAGTTGTGGAAATATCCGCCATCAACCTCAAGCTCAGCCGTGGGCACATCCAAGACCGTGAAAAGAGCCGAAGTCGACATATACACTCTCGGAAACAGGGGAAGGTGGTCAGTGGAGGAGCTGAATCAGGATGTCTATATGTGGGTAGCCGCAACGAGGATTGAGGGTGAGTCAACTGGTGAGGCATACGGCATGTTTTACGGCGCGAATCTTAATATAACATACGAGTATTAAAATAACAGTTAATTATGAAGATAATAGAGAGGATAGTTGAGTCTGATGGCTCTCCGAATCAGACCAATGACTTGTGGTTGAAAGCCAGCGGCGATAATGTCGCGCTTAAATACTTCTTTAACGGTGAGTGGAGATCTATCACCGACGGAAGCTCAGTCAGCAGCGATGATGTCGATAGGATAATCTCGTTGACACAATCGGAGTATGACGGTTTGCCTGAGAAAGATTCTAAGTCATTGTATATCATGGCTGACACAGGTAAGATAGCTCTTGGCTCGTCAATGATATCAGGCGCCGATGGTGTCGGTGTGCAGTCTGTCGTGCAGACAACAGTGTCTCAGGAGGATGGCGGGACCAATGTCTGGACTATCACTCTCACTAACGGGCAGACGTCAACGCTTCGGGTTAAGAACGGTAATCAGGGGAACTCTGGTTACTCTGGAGCCGCAGGCGAGCTGGAGGTCGTTAACAACCTTACCGATGGTGGTGCGACAGCCGCCTTGTCAGCCGAGATGGGAGCAGTGCTGGAAGGGGAAGTCAGTCAGTTACGCTCCGAAGTAAACACATTAGGAGACAGTATAGGAACTGGGGCCACAAGAATAATAACATCCTCGTCTTTTCCCAACCCAGGCCGTTATCTTGCCAACGGCACATTGTCGCAGACTGGCTGGCATCATACTGACCAGATTCCGATAGGGCCTGGTGAGGTTGTCAAGACAAAACTCTATCAAGGTACAACCCCGTCAACTACCACACCCGCAATTATTTTTTATGATAGCAACGGTGGCGTTGTCAGTTATGTACTCGCCGATGGCGGTGGTATCCATACTCAGGATTACACGACGCCAGCAAACACGGCATCCTTCCGTGTCCAGACTCTCGGAACCGCAGAGGAGATGGCACAATGCTATTATTCGCTTGATAGGTCATTTGTTGGAACGAATGTGCTGGATAAAAGACTTGAGATAGTTGAGCAAAATCTCAATAGTGTGGCATCTTTGTTCGACTCAAAACTTTTTACAATTACAGGCTTTATTGGTGGAACTGGTTCGGTAAAAACAAATAATGGGTACAAACGCACAGATTATCTTGATGCGTCAAATATCATTTCGGTCTCCATTTATATGGCAATCTCGGCATATCAATCGCTTGCCGCTGTCGCTTGGTTTGACGCAAATAAGGCATTCATATCATGCGAAAAAATGAGTGATGCCAACCCTGCGATTGTTACGTCGAAAAGACCAGACAATGCTCGATATGTTGTTCTATCCACCAATGACGCAAATGTGTCATTGGTAAATGGAGAGGCGATTGTCACTTCGATCAATACCACGGTGTTTTTATCCCCGATTGGCAATGATAGCGCAAAAGGCGAGGAGACGTCAGCATTGAAAACTTCGTTCGCCGCTAAATCCCATGCCGCGAAAGAGATCATTTTTCTGCCAGGCGATTATGATAACTTTGTCCTTGATTTCTCCGACTTTGAGAGATATGTTTTCAGAAACGGAGCAAGGCTTATTTGCGGGATAAAGTTCGCAGAAGCCGAACTTGCGTCCGGGTATAGCCGAGTGTATCAGGTGACTTGTGATTCAGAGCCTACGGCAAAATTCTTATGGCAGCATGATGTAGCGGATGCCGACACCTTGATACCATCCTCCGAGTACCTCCCAATGTATCATTCTGGCAGAACCCACAGACTTTCGTCAACAAGACTATATAAGGCATCAAGTGTCGCGGATATTGAGTCGGAAACATCAAAATATACTTGGTTCTGGGATAATGGAGTCCTTTACTTTTCATGCCCGTCCACAAACTTTGCAACAAATCCCATTGTTATTCCAGATGTTTTAGGCAACCAATATGTTGCGACAAAGAAGAAAAACATTTCGGTAACAGGGATGCGATTGTACTATCGCAGGTTTAATAGCCGTCGGATCTCTGGCCACTTTGATGGCGGTTTTGTGGGGTTTGTTGATGGGACTTGCTTTGGCTTCGACTCAAACGAGTACCTTGAGATTAACAATTTCGAGGCCGCAGGAGGTTCTACTGATGGATTCGGCGGCGGCTTTGATGAAAACGTAAGTTATCAGATTATTATGAAGAATTGCTATGGCCATGATAATGCTGACGACGGAGAATCCGGGCATGTGAAAACAAACATGACACAGTACGGCGGCCTATATGAGTATAACGGAAGTGGTGTCACTCCGGCTGTCGGAGCTAATGGTTCATATTATAACACGATTTGTCGAAACAATGGAGTGTATGACTGGACGGTTGGATATCAAGATGGGAAGGGATTTTCCGCCGCTGCCGGGTCAGATCCAAACACCAACCTCCTTTGTGTGGGTTGTCTCTCGATAGGAAATAAGATAGGCTATGAGGCGAGCGCTGGATCAATTTTCTTGAACTGTGTGTCAAAGGATGACGATGTGGATTTTCGTGGCACGGCTCAACAACTTAACTGTGTCACATTATCAACATAATCACATAGCCCCCTAATCGACTGAGTTAATTTAAATACGTTACTAATAAAAACCCCTGTCAGATAAGTTCTGGCGGGGGTTTTAGCATTGTTGTCTTTCATCAGTCTGCCATGATAATTTCGTGTCAGAGTCGCGCGGCTCATGATGTGAAATTTAAAACTAAAAATTATGGCAGATGTAACTTACATTCCTGATCAGAATCAGGCAAACAACATCCTACCTTGGATGCTCGCCGGCAACAACGGGTTCGGCGGAATTGGAGGTAACGGTCTCGGCGGCGGAATCCTCGGATTCCTTCTCGGTCTTTTCTTCGGGAACGGTTGGGGAGGATTTGGTGGATTCGGCGGTTTCGGCGGAGGTAACGGAGCCGGGTTTATCTCTAACCAGATAGACAACAACGCCGGAAGAGAGCTTCTTATGAACGCCATCAACTCCAACGGTGAGGCTTCCAGAGCCGCTATCCAGAATCTCGCGACAATGCTCGGGCAGGATTACAGCCAGGTCAGCTCGGCTGTCTCCGCTATCCAGAGCGGGTTGTCGTCGCTCGCTCTCCAGCAGGCGGTGTCTGTTCCCCAGCTGATCAACTCTATCCAGTCCGGTAACTCGACTCTCATGTCCAAGCTTTGTGACTGCTGCTGCGAGAACAGGCTTCTCACCACGCAGCAGGGTTACGAGTCACGGATAGCGACCATCGAGCAGACCAACCAGCTCGGATCCCAAGCTGACCGCAACACACGCTCAATCACTGACGCGATCAACGCCCAGACAGTCGCGATGAACGACCAGTTCTGCGCCGCGAAGGAGCGTGACCTCCAGCTGAAGATTGACACGCAGTCTGACATCATCACCCAACTTCGTAACCAGATAAGCAACGATAAGCAGACTGAGGCTTTCACAGCCGCTTTTAACACCCTCAACCAGAAGATAACCGAGTTGTCTGCGCGCCAGCCCAACACTGTCCCAGTCGTGTGGCCCAATCTCGCGGCTGTTAACACCACTCCTTATGTGAGCGGCGGTTATTACCAGGGTGGATTCAACGGCTACTATGGTGGCGGTGTTCCCGGTTTCTCATTCTAATACTCTGAGCCATGTTCGGATTCAATGTAAATGTTACGACGAATGTCAACGGCATACCGTTCATCACCACTAACGGTGTCACCGTGACGGCTGATTCCGTTGACTTCGCCTTGGGCTTCAGGAGGATTCCGAAGATCGGGAAGATAATCCTTAACGTCAATGACGCCATCCCTGACGGGACTACCGGCACTCTGCCTGTGAGGTTCACGCTAAATGGAAACACAAGGAACCTGACGTACTTCGGCGGGACGAATGTGACCGCTGCTGACATAACCGGCACCGGCGTCATCGAGGCTTTGTTCAATTGGTTTGACGGGACGTTCCAGATCACGTCTGTTCTCGCTCCCGCGGCCTGATATGTTTGATTTAAAATAATTACAAGCGATGTTTCAGGGATATAACCAGAGCCTGACACCTATAACACAAGGCTCAACCATGTACATATATGACAGGAAGGCTTTCGGAGTCAAGACAGCCATGGTAAACTCCGTGTCACAACCCCACATCTCAAAGGCGGCGCAGGGCAATCCGGCGCTGGCGTTCCAGGGATTCGTAGTTGACGTGTCACTCTCGGTTGACGGTGACACGAAGACTGTGGAGTTCCCGGTGAACAGCGTGTCCGCATCTTACGCCGAGCAGGGTTGGTTCATGAGCTACGACAGCTCCGTGGTGACGCGCGAGATAGAATCGTCGATATCGGCGGCTAAACAGTTTCTCTCACAGGTTCCGCTCAACGAGCGTATCGTCAAGGATGGACCTGAGCTGATATCGCAGCTTAACCCGTCCAAAAGGATTGAGGAACAGAGCATGAGGGAAATAGCCGGTATACGTGAGGAGCTCGCCGAGTTCAAGAGGCTGCTCATGGGAATGTCGTCTGGCATCGCCAAAAAAGAGGAACAATAATATGGCAGGATTAATCAGGATAATGGAGCGCGGTGGCGATGACTACCGCGATTACAAGTGGCACCTCAAGAACGCCAAGAAATCCATCGATGCTCTGTGCGAGCTCACAAAGGAGATGGAGGACGAGTACGGATACGGTGAGCGCGGCTATTCCGAGAGGGATTATGACCGTGACGAGATGTACGAGAGAGGCGGAAGACCCATGAGGAGACGCTCTATGTGATGACAGGGGAGGGGCTTTCCCTCCCCATTATTCGTTTTTGTTATGGAAAGGATGGATTACTATGATATTTTACCGGCTGGCATGGAGGCTTATCTCGCCAGTCACGGGAGACATTTCTCCAAGCCGATGCTCGAGTGGGCTGTGTCCATGATGCGTGACAGGAGGGGTAACAAGGGAGTGGCCCTTGATCGGAAAAAATTTGACGAGCTCATGAAGGCGTATAACATGACACTCGAGAGGAACGAGGGCTACTATGACGGACCTTATGTCTGGGCGATGGCCAAGAGTGATTATCTCGGGACTTCGATTGTTGACGAACAGAGGCTAGCGATGTTCGTGAAAGATTACATCGACGATGTTGACGGCAATCCCACGAGGGCTTTTGACGAGTTCTACATCAACTGTGTGGCTAAAGGTATTGACATCCCCTGGCAGGATCTGATATGATACACAAGAAACTGAAGGTTGGCCACTGGGAGGTTGACTTCCTTTTCGCCGGCGAGAGGTATGACACCGATGAGGGGTTGGATTACCTCTATTACGCTGATGCCCCTGATTACGTCCTGCGTAAAGCGTATCATGTTATGGAGGATAACAAAACCGATACAGGGTTTGCCTACAGCAACCCTGATTCCCGTATGGCTGTTGTTGTCGTCGGTCCGACATCATCAGGCGGAGAGTTCGTCAACACGCTTACACACGAGATCTATCATGTGGCTGTGGCCATAGCGGAAAGTATTGGTGTTGAGCTTGATAGCGAGACCCCGGCGTATATCAGCGGCGACACGTTGAAGTCTTTGTTCAGCGTCATCTGCGAGCTGGGTTGCCGCGAGTGTAATAAATAAGCGAACGGGTTACGATAACTAACTTTCTTAATTACCACCAAGCGAAACAGTTATGGTGGTAATTCGTCATGCCCTGACTTTTATTTTTGCCACGACAAAACAGGAGAAAAATGGAAGATTTCACATTTGACATTAACAGCGGGTTATTGTCACCTGAGGAGGCTGAGAAGCTCTTCAGCGAGGTCCCCGAGGAGGAGGCTGACGGACAGCCCGAGGAAAAGATTACTGATAACCAAGCCGAGGAGCCTGAGGTTCCGGAGGAAGTAGGCGATGGGAATAATGACGAGATTGAGGATGATGCCGCCAAGCCTGCGGGCGACGGTGCTTCTCCAGCCAGTTTTTATTCTTCCATAGCCGAAGCTTTGAAGGATGACGGCATCTTCCCTGATTTCAACGATGACGAGATCAAGGCGGTGAAGACCCCCGAGGACTTCGCCGAGCTCTTTGAGAAGGCTGTGTCGGCAAGGTTTGACGAGAGGCAGAAACGGATTGACTCCGCGCTCGGAAACGGCGCTGATCCCGACAAGGTCAAGATGTTTGAGCAGACTATCGAGTACCTGTCATCCATCACTGACGAGGCTTTGAAAGCCGAGACTGACGAGGGAGAGGCGCTCAGGAAGCAGCTCATCTTCAACGACCTCCTCAACAAGGGTTACTCCGAGGAGAGGATAAAGAGGGAGATGGAGAAATCTTTCAAGTCAGGAAGTGATATTGATGACGCCAAGGACGCGCTGGCTGAGCTGAACAAGTTCTACAAGGGAGGATATGACAACCTTGTGAACGAGTCCAAGTCGAAGGCTGAGAACGCCAGGAAAGCGCGTGAGAGGGATGCCGCCGAGTTCAAGAAGATGATTCTTGACAACGATATCCAGCTCGGCGAGACGAAGCTTGACAAGCGCACGAGGCAGAGGATATTCGACGCCGTCTCCAAGCCTGTCTACAAGGACCCTGACACCGGTCAGCTTCTGACGCAGGTCCAGAAGTACCAGAAGGAGAACCCTCTCGAGTTCCTTAAGCAGCTTGGCATGTGGTACGTGCTGACTGACGGCGGAAAGAGTGTTGACGGGCTTGTGAAGAGCCAGGTCAGGACCGAGAGGAACAAGGGCATAAGGGAGCTTGAGAGGAAGATCAACTCCTCCGCCCTCGGCTCAGACGGCTCTCTCAGGTACATGTCGGGAACCAATGTCGACAACGACTCGCTTCTCTCAGATGGCTGGCAGGTTGATCTCGGTTGACATACATGAATTTTGTTCCAACAAAACACTTTGTTTAACTAAAAAATTACAATTATGCCAGGACGTTTAGTCAATTCACAGATGACTGGTGTCACCGCGTGGAGAGGAACTGTCACAAAGGACAACCACCTTTACAGCATGTTCCGCACTAACCCGCAGATGGCCAGTGATGTCATGACTGTCCTCATGAGCAGCATGCGTCTCCCCACCCTCGACAGCTACCTCTCCAAGGAGGTTCCCGTTCGCGAGTATGAGGACGACAGCGAGCTATTCTGGGACATCGTTACCTCCTCCAGGAGGAATATCCCCCTCGTAGAGGCGCGCCGTTGCGACGGCACCCCCATCGAGGCCGCTAACGAGGACAATGTCGGTGTCGGTTTCGAGCCGTTCTACCTTGTCTTCCCCACTGATTGGTTCGCTCTCGGAGAGGTCCTCTGGGGCAACATGAACGAGGCCTATCCTGTTATCGTCAAGGAGGCTGGTCATGCCGAGGGAACCAACACCGTTTATCTTGTAGAGCCTTTCGGCGCGCATCTCGCCAACGGTATCCCCGCCGAGCGCCTTCTCCCCGGTGAGAAGTTCTCTTGGGGTTACGCTCCTATCGAGGACAACTTCTCCCGCAAGGTCGGTGACGTGCGTTTCAGCACTCCCGTCTCAATGCGCCAGGATTGGCAGAGGGTTCGTCTCCAGCACAAGATCGGTGGTCGCGAGCTTGGCAAGCGCCTCGCCTGTCATATCCCCGTCTCAAAGGAGGTCAACGGCAAGATGGTCCACACGACTGTCGACCGCTGGATCTACAACGTGACATGGAAGATCGAGGAGACATGGGCCGATTATAAGAACAACGCCCTTGACCGTGGTGTCAGCACCCGTTTCGAGAACGGCGAGTATTCCAACTTCGGTCTCTCCGGTCTCGCCAACCGCCAGGGCTCCGGTTTCCGCCAGCAGATGGAGTCCGGTAACCAGATGTACTACACCAAGTTCACCATGGGTCTTGTCGAGGACGCCCTCTACGGGATCAGCGCAGGCAAGGTCGATTACGGTCAGCGCAAGTTCGTCATGAGGACTGGTGAGCGCGGAGCCATCCTGTTCAGCAGGGAGGCCAAGAAGGAGATGAGCGGATGGATTCCCATCTATAGCGTCAACTCCCCGTCCTACATCACAAAGGGACCCGAGACCAACTTCACCAACGGCAACGCCGCCACCATCGCCGACCTTCAGGTCACCAAGTGGCTGGGAGCCAACGGTCTCGAGCTCACCATCATGATCGATCCTTCCAAGGATGATATCCAGACCAACAAGGTCATGCACCCTCTGGGCGGAACCGCCGAGTCCTACAGGTTCGACATCTTCTATGCCGCCAACGAGGAGCAGCCCAATGTCCAGAAGTGTGTCGTCAAGGGTCAGCCCGAGCTTCGCGGCTACCAGTGGGGACCTTTCAGCAACCCGTTCACCGGGGAGTTCAACAACAGCTCCGCCTCCTTCGACGAGGATGCCGCCGTCGTCCACTACAAGGCGACTCTCGGTCTGGTGATCTACGATCCTACCCGCTGTATCTCCCTTATCCCGGCGATCCTCCAGGCGTAGGTTAATATAGGCTAAATAATAAAGGAGAAGATAATTATGGAAGCGCAAACCGTTAAGACAAAGAAGAAAGAGGCTGAAGTGGCTGATGTCAGGGTAAATCCCCTTCGCAATGAGAAGGTGTATGTGAGGTTCGTCCCGAAGAACAACGGGCTGAGCAACGATCATGTCGCGTCAGGCGGCAAGGTCGACGGCGCCACGACAACGTTGTGCGTGCCTATACTCAGGTCGACAGGCAACTACAAGAATATCCTCACCAATGATGAGAAGGATTATCTTGAGGAGGTTCTCGGGATGGATTTCAACGCCTTGTCTGTATACAAGAAGGAGGACAACTACTGGGACAACTACCGCGTCACAATCAACACCAAGGAGGGGCTGACACTCGATCTCTCTAATCCGGAGGATTATATCAGGTACAAGGTTCTCGTGGCCAACAGCGACATCGTCGCCCCGTCGGTTCAGGAGAGGCTTGACAGGCCAAAGGCCACATACCAGTTCGAGATAGTCCGCAAGGAGGACGAGACAAGGGTTGAGAACGCCAGGATGGACGCCACGATGCAGAGCTACAAGGAGTTCGGCAAGATAGACAGCGACCTGGACACCATGCGTGTGCTTGTCGAGATTCTTGACGCGAGGCCTTACTCGCCTAACGAGAAGGCTGATTTCCTCCGCTCGCGCATCAACGTGCTCATCCAGTCCGACGCGAAGAAGTTCCTGTCAGCCATAACAGACCCTCTTCTTCATACCAAGGTCATTATCAGGAGGGCTGTCGAGCTCGGTGTCATCACCAAGAGGGGTGATTACTATTACACCAAGGACAACTCGCCGCTGTGCGAGTCAGGTGAGGACCCGACATTGTCGATAGCCGCCAAGTACCTCAACATCCCGTCCCATCAGGATCTCAAGTTCATCCTTGAGAGCGAGGTCGGCAAAAACAAGGGCAAGAAATGAAAACGTGTGACGAGTGGTCGAGAGAGTTCGACATCCTTTACAGCAACATAACCAGCAACCAGGCCCCAGGCTTGACTGAGTACGAGAAGAGCAAGTTCCTCACCCGCGCCCAGGAGGCTGTCGTCGTGATGCTGTACAACGGCACTCTCAGGAACTCCTTCGAGGAGACCGAGGAGGTCACTGTCTATCTCGATCCGCTTGTCGCCCAGAAGACATGCCCTGTCGCAACCGGTCTGACGCTGCCGAAGGTGTCAAGCTCGTCAAAGGTCTACAAGCTTCCCGATGACCTGTTCTTCAGGACGCTGGAGATCTGCAAGCTCAACGACCCGGAATGCGGTCTTGTGGACGCGATAGTCGTTCCTGTCACGCAGGATGAGTACTGGAGGACGAGCAGGAACCCTTTCAAGGGCGCGAACAGGCGTCGCGTGTTGAGGTTGTCTTACGGTGAGTCGAAGGAGCAGGCTGGTGTCTATTCCGACACCGGCTACTCCGAGCTCATCAGCGAGATACCTGTCGCAAGTTACACTGTCCGTTACATAAAGAGGCCTGACCCGATAATCCTCGAGGATCTGTCGGCTGACGGGTTCTCCATCAACGGGAAGACAGCCGCGATGACCTGCAAGCTCCACGAGGGGTTGCACCAGATGATACTGACCGAGGCGGTAAAAGCCGCCAAGACGGTTTGGGCGTCTTAGTTACCGAAACAATCAAAAACATTTAGTATATGGCTAATTTCAATACCTACCAGACCAGGAACCTCTACGTCGTCAAGGCCCTTCAGGATTCCGTTGACGATCTCGCCGCCGCCGGTGACATCTGCTTCGGCTCCACCGCCACCGGAGAGGCTTTCCTCACCTACAAGAACGCTGACGGTATCGTCACCCGTTCCGACCTTATCTATCCGCAGAACATCAAGAGCCTGAAGAAGACCGCCGCCGCCGATATGGACATCAAGCTCCAGCAGCACACTGTCGCCGTCGACACCAACGAGGTCACTCTCTCGAATCTTGTGGGCAAGACCCTCACCTGCGTCATCACCATCAGCGAGGTCATCAGCTACGATCCTAGTGACTCCATCACCGTGACCGCCGCTGTCGTCGGCAACTCAACCAACACCGCGAGCGCAGCCGCCTTCCATAAGGATCTCGCCATCGCCATCGCTAAGGCTCTCCCGAAGAGGGACTTCCCCTTCCTGAAGGTCTTCAGCAACGGCTCTGAGGTGACCGCAAACACCGACCCTTCAGATGTGACAGGAGCAGCCGGTGGCGTCGTCCTCGTGCAGGCTCCTCAGAAGTGGGTCCGCGGAAAGCTCAGCAACGAGCCTTTCGACTTCTCTGTCGCTTTCCATCTCCACGGCTCCAATATCGAGGACACCGCTTGGGGTACCGACACCGTTGCTGAGAGCTCCATCTCCGGCAACACCGTGATCGCCTCCGCATACGCCCTCGCTGATCTTGAGTACTTCACCATGGGTGAGCGTGGCGATTTCTATCGCGGAAGCAACTGGCCCAACAACTATGAGCCCACCTACATGATCAATCCTTTCGACACCAGCACCACCTATGACGTCCTCTCTATCGAGTACGCGTGGCAGGGCGGCGCGGAGAATATCCAGAAGTCTCCGAGGATGATCCAGGTAGCCGGTCCCACAGCTGTTGTCGCTGAGCTCTTCGATGATATCGAGGCTCTGCAGGCTGGAGCCAGTTCCTAATGGATCTTGTTTGGCTGAATATACATAATATTGGCGGGGTGGACTGATTTGTGCCATCCCGCTTTTTTATTATGGAAAAGATACTTATTGTCATACCTTACCTCAAAAATGAGGCCCAGGGTGATGAGCTCACGTTGGCTGTCACCGGCTGGAGAAAGTTCTTCAAGGAGAATTATCTTATTGTGATAGTCGGCGACTGGCATCCGGTGGTTGAGTCAGGTGATGACATAATGTTTATAGAGTGTCCAAGGGTGAAATTCCCGGGCAAGGGTAACTACTGGGCGCATATAGACCATGTGAACAAGTTCCTCAAGGTAAGGGATGCTTTCCCTGACAGCGAGGGGTTCATCTACGCTTGTGACGACATGTACGCCACGAGGGAGTTCGACATTAGCGATGTGAAGGCGCCGAAGGTGAGGGTAAGGGATATTATCGGGTCATTCCATAGTCCTAACGCGTGGGTTAGGGACAACTATAAGACAAGGAGGAAGCTTGTGAAGAACGGTCTCCCGTCTATGAACTGGGTATGCCACCTCCCTGTCTGGTATGAGTGGGACAAGCTTCTTCAGATATATGAGAAGTATAAATGCCATAAGACAAGCTATGTCGTTGAGCAGCTTTATTTTAACACATTTCACGCTAATGATGATTATGTCGTCATAGAGTCTGAGCCTAACGATTACCAGTATAAGCTGTGGGCAAAGGGTGATAAGATTGATGATTTCGTGGCGGCGCTTGGCGAGAAGATATGGGTCTCGAACTCATGCAAGGGCTGGAGACCGGAGATGGAGGATGCCTTGAGGCGCTATTACGGCATTTAAAGTAACACGCTTACACTTTATAATTAAAGGAGTTTGGGTTAAAATCCGGACTCCTTTATTGTTTATTTTTGGACAAACTATCAGGCTATGGTCATTTTTAATGAGCTAAGGATAACGGAGGACAAGACATGCCTAATCATCGACTGTTCCGTCAGGGACCTCGAGGGATACGCCGGCATGTACATTGACTCTATAGATATCGATTACTACAAGAACGTCGAGACATACGGCATACCTTCCACTAAGGCTATGCGACTGTACGAGAAGGGTGATGACGAGACCGGGAAGAGTGGTGTGCGAGTGGAGCTCAAGGCGGTTGACCTTGACAAGGACCTCATCGGGACTGACACGTTGGACGCCGGTCTTTTCTTTGTCACCGTCACGTGCGACGGGACACCTGAGAACCCCGAGATACTCGAGAGCTACTCATGCGGCGCGGACAGCACGGTTGATATCGGTGTCGTCCTTGACTGGCAGGCTGTCTACAGGCTCGGCATCGGATACGCCGCGAGACTCGCCGACGGTTGCGAGCCGTCATGCGACGTGCCTTCAGGGTTCGAGGGGTTCGTTCTTCTGTGGCACGCGTTGAGGCTGGCGATAAACGTCTGCGACTGGCCCACTGTCTCGAGGCTTTGGGACAGGTTCCTGAGATCATTCAATGGTATGGGCCCTGTCGGCGGAGTCGTGGCTGGTTGCGGATGTAACAGGTAAGGCGATGATGAACACAATTGACAGCAAGGTCGCGCTGAAGGTCCTCGGGAGTTATTTCGACACTCTCGGTCTTACCGGCTATGTCGGAGAGAGGCAGGTGATGAGGCTTCTCCTCTATCTCTTTCTCGTTGATTTCGTCGAGCACACATACCAGTTCTTCACAGAGGAGGACCACGCGCTGATATCGATGCTTCTGAGGAAGCTGTACATGAACGGCGGATGCCTGCTGCCTTATCCCGTGATGTGCTCCAACAGGGCCACGCTCGGCACCAATGACTATATGGGCGAGTTCAGTCTCAGGGTCACTGAGGGCAAGGAGGAGATTGACCGCATAAAGAGGATAACCGAGGACGACATATTAAGGAGGTTCTAACATGGCGACATTCGGTCAGATAATATACAGCGTCCTCGATATTCTGAAGGAGCGTGTTGATGACGCGTACTACACCGAGGAGCACATCATCTTTCTAGCGGGGAAGATGAGGGCTCTTCTTCTTGAGCGTAAGTACAGGAACACGAGGAACTCCACTTTTGTGGAGATGTCCGACCAGAACAGGCAGGAGATATGCGTCTCGCTTGAGGGCGCCGACATGCTCCCGGAGGGATGCGAGGGAGGCTGGCTCAAGTCGACAAAGAAGATACCTGACACTCTCACCGGGACTATGCCGAGGCTTCTCGCGCCCAGTGACATGATACACTCGATGGTGACTTATATCCCGGCTGAGAGGATGCCTTATGTCGGGCACAACAAATGGCTGAGGAATATTATCTACGCCGCCAAAAGCGCTGACGGATACCTCTACCTGCACAGTGTCAACCCGAGGTTCCTCTTTCTTGAGGGGCTGAAGATGGACGCCGTGTTCGCTGACCCGGAGGAGGCCGCGGGAATGGTGTGTGATCCGGACGGAAAAGCGTGTGACATCATCAAGCAGGAGTTTCCTCTCGAGGACGCCCTTGTGGCATCATGCGTTGAGATGGTTGTGCAGGAGCTTGTAGGATCGAGGTACGCGCCGGAGGACAAGGACAACGACGCCAAGGATGGCCTGGGTGACGCCGCCGTGACCACAGCCAAGCCGCAGAGACCGGCGGAGACAGTAAGCAGGGAATAGGCCATGCCGCTCGCGTTCAACAGACAGGCGAGGTATCCTGATTTCTCCGAGGCTTACGGCAGGTATGTCTCCGGGGCGAGGACGAGGGGATGTGTGGACGAGGCCACGTACAGGAGGATATTGAGGGCGTACTGCTCGATATTGGCTGACAGGCTTGTCGATGAGGGTATGGTTGACCTGCCTTGCGACATGGGCATGATAGCCGTGGCGGAGATAAAAAGGAAAGCGAGGTATGTCAACGGGAAGTTCGCCGGATACGGAATGGTTGATTGGAGACGAGGAGGAGCTCGTGATGGTTCTCCAACTGCTCTGGGAGTGGTCTTTATACCAACAAGAAGGAAAACCGCCAACCTGAGAAGTTACGGGTTCGTCGCCAACAGGAGATTGTACCACAGGATAAAGTATGCCGTCGATTCCGGCATGGTTGATTGGATGCCGATGGAGTTTAACGATGATATGATTTGATATGATACAGACCACTAACATAAGGAGGATTCTCGACAGGGTGATGAGGCACCCGATGATGCGTGACATCCCGTTTGAGACAGCCGTGGAGTACACGGTTGATTTCATATCGCTCATGGGCACCCCAGCAATCTATGACGAGAAGACGGCTGTCGTCAAGGTCCATAACTGGAGAGGACAGCTGCCTTGCGATTTCGAGCAGATGATCCAGGTGAGGATGGCTGGCGGGCAGCATTCCAAGCGTTGGCTCAACTGCTGTAGGAGGACCGGGTTTGTCGGTCCAGTGTACAGGGAGTCTGGGCACTCATTCCACATGTCTGACATCAAGCCCGAGTCTCTCAACACAGGTGAGCTCACCTACAAGATACAGGGGATGGTGATCTTCACGTCCACTAAGGATATCGATGTCGAGATAGCTTACAGGGCTTTCAGGGTTGATGACGAGGGTTATCCTGTCCTTCCTGACAACCCGAGTTTTCTCAGGGGACTGGAGAATTACATCAAGCTCCAGTGGTTCACCATCCTCTTCGACATGGGGAAGATATCAGCGCAGGTTCTCTCCAACACGCAGCAGGAGTACGCGTGGGCGGCTGGTGACGCGCAGAGCGAGTTCTCGAGACTCTCTCTCGACAAGGCCGAGACGTTGTTCAACTCGTTCAAGACACTCCTGCCGAGAAACCATGAGCACTGGAAGGCGTTCTTCACCAACGGGTCAAAGGAATTCTGGAGGCATTAGTATATGAGGCAGAAAGCGGTCACACTTGTCAACAGGGGAATGAGCCGGGATATGTCGGTCTCGAAGATCGACGGGTCGTCGGTGTATGAGAACCGTAACATCCGTATCACCGTCAGGGATAACGACACGATGCTCTCAGTCACCAACGAGAGGGGCAACAAGGAGTACAGCCTCAACGAGTCGATACATGGTGAGCTTCTCGGATGGAATGTCCTCAACAATCATGTCATCCTCTTCACGCACGAGGGTGATTCGACTGACAGGATATACAGGATAGATTATGAGAACGGTGGATTCACTAATCATTTACTTTATCCTACAAATAATGAGCAGGGTAGTCTCGGGTTCGATATGGATCATCCGATTGAGTCTATCGTTTATCACGAGACCGAGGCCATCCAGAAGATATACTGGGTTGACGGCATACATCCTCTTCGGTTCATGAATTTCATGGCCACATCGGATGAGATGTCTGGTTGGCAGAATGACTCGTTTGACTCAAACATATCATCAGACTATTCTGTAGAGGTTGATATAACAAAGGATTATTCAGGCAATAACAGACCGAATGGTGTAATCCAGTATCTTATGACATACTATAACAAGCATGGTCAGGAAACTGGATATGTGTGGATGTCAGACCTTGTTTATTTGTCACCTAAGGATAATGGAGGCTCCGCTGACGGGACCAACACATGTAAGGTCACGTTCAGGATAAAGTTTGACGAGAATAACAGGTTCACAAATTTTAGGATTTATTCCGTTTTCAGGAGCTCACTTAATATAGCGCAGGCGTCTTATATAGTCGCGGACGGCGAGATAGTTGATGATTATATTACCGTCGTGGATGACGGATATCATGTTGAGGCTCAGGATATAAGCAGGTTGCTTTATCTCGGTAGCCAGAACGTGAATCCAACAACCATAACACATAAGGATCAGACGATGTTCCTTGGTGGCCTTGAGACCACTGGGCAGAATTATGGTTGGCTGAAAGACCTGATATCGTTGTATCATATATATGACGAGGAGACCGGTCTTATCGATGAGATATATCCTGGGACACATTGGGTAGAGTTCATGCTTGATGGCGGGATTCCATATCCGGACAATACAGGCGATTATTATTACGAGAGCCAGCTGTTGTACTCGTCGTCCGAGATATTGACATTCAAGGGTGGTGAGAAATACAGGTTCGCAATATCGCTCAAGACAAAGGACGGGGCCATGACTCCGGCGTTCTGGATAGGCGATATGGTTAACAATCTGTATCCTGTAATTGACGAGAATAATCATGTCATACAGAGGGTAGTTGCCAGATTCGTCATTCCGAAAGACATGTATGACGAGATAGTCAACAGAGGATTCACCGCTGTCCAGCTTATGATGGCAGAGGCGACTTATGCTGACAGGTCTGTCAAGGCCCAGGGTATAGTCAACCCAACTATGTTCAACGTGTGGGAGAGATATAACGACAGGTTATACTCTATGTCGTCATGGTTTTCAAGGCCAAGAGGAGAGGGTGTGGCCAGTGGTCATTTCAGCCCTGTGAACAACTCTATATCATCAACCGGCGAGATACAGTGTAATTATTGGGACACGGAGAAAGTGCCAACCCCGTTCTATGAGGTTGTCGGCGGTCATATAGTTGACGAGCTTGACGGCGTTTCTGATTATGATTTTCTGAAGATAATTTACAGTTATAAGCACGCCAAGAGCCATAGGGGTTCCAACAACGATGAGTTTTACATCACTATGTTCATTATAAAGGCGTCTGGTACGGAGCCTTCCGACTCGTTCACATCGGCGGACCAGACCACTATGCTCGGCGCGTGGGATTGGACAAACCTCAGCGTCGCCGGAGCTGTAGGTATAAGGACAAGTGAGGCGAAGGGTAATTACAAGCAGGCGTATGCATGGATAGACAACACCCTTAACAATCTCGGTATAACGGACATCAATATGCGCCCGCTTGATTCCGAGATCAACAACTGGTATAACGCCGTAAGTGACAAGTCTTATCATTATCAGGCGCAGGGGAGTTCGCTGCAGAACGTGACATTATTGCTTGACGCGCTCAATGATGCCGTATGGAACAGCTCAAATGGAGACCCTATAGCCTCCGCGAATAATTACACGCTGTCGCTGTATAAGAGGCATCTGATGTTTGTCGATGAGAATGTGGTCACGCTTGATTCGCCAGAACTCTCTTATGAGGCGGTAAGCATCGACATACCGGATAACGACGCTTATTACAAATTCAGGATAGTTGGTGTCGCGAAGATAACAGGTGGATACAGCGATTATACAGTGGAGGCAACTCACGCGCACCTGTCAGGAGAGAATCTTATCAAGACCCCGTTCTCATCGAGCGGTGAAAAACGCGACAGGGGATGTCTTGTTACATGGCCTTTATGGAAAGAGAATGGGTTGGTTAAAGATAATACAGGTAATCCGCCTCCGCCTGATAAGGATGTGGAGGACAGGACTCCTGATTATTATGTGTACACGTCCAACATAAACAAGTATTGGTTGTACCCGTGGAATCATTCGGGCAAGATAGACGCTTTCACAAAGAAGGATATCGGCGATTTCTCGACGTTGAAATCCAAGACATTCGCCACATTGAGATTCTCTGGATACACGAGGTACAATTCCAATCAGTATTTTGAGGATTATATCCCTCAATCAATAAGGATGTTCAACTCGACAGGAAGCCAGTATACCGGTATAAATGTCAGTGATGACAAGAAGTATTATGACGGCTCTCCAAATATGTCGTTATCGCTGGCTGGAAAACACAAATATCCGGTATTGTTCTCAACAGGCTCTGTGGAGTCCGATGATATATTGACGGCGAATCCTCAGACAGATGCGCATTTGTTTATAAACGACCCTGTGCAGATAACGTTCATGAGCAATCCTCACGCGGTGTTGTCTCTTCCGTCATATATCGATCAGACAGACAATAAATACACGCAGGAGATATTGCCGTATATATTCGACAATGACTCTGTTGTTATTGGCGGATATGCGAAGATACCATGGAACGATGAGTGGTATAAGGTTGAGCAGAGGCAAATGCACAACCCGTTCTCAATATATGACACAGAGTCGTTGAGTGAGAATGACAGGTATCTGATGATCGGTGAGATTTACTACGATTATAATGAGACCGGCGCCGTCGACAACAGATATGGCGGCGTGTCCGATTTCGCCGTTGAAAACAACAGGTTTATTCCAGCAGGTCCAATGCTCAGATTGTCGGAGCTTGATGAGTTTAAGGTGACTCCTTCTCCAGGAACGACAATACTATTCGGATATAAGGTTCCTGGTGACAGTGGTGACACATACTTCCAGAGATGGGATTGCATGAGGACAAGACCTTATGGTGACGGTGATGAGAACAATGTCATTGATGTAGTCTCTGTTATGCTTGAGACTCATGTGAACATAGACGGAAGGACTGACAACTATCGCGGGACAAAGTATCTGGCGTCTGTTGACCCTGAGAAGTTCGGCAATATTAATCCGGTATATTCGCAACAGGATAACTTCTTCTCCAGCCGTCATCTTGATGAGGACTTTGACCAGGACACATACCGCTCGTCAATTACATGGACTCTCGACAAGACAGACTCCGCCGATATAGACGAGTGGACTCATATCACTCTGGCCAACTCGCTGAAGCTTGACGGCGACAAGGGTGCGTGCCAGGCGTTGAGGAGATTCAACAACACCATCATAGCTTTTCAGGACAGAGCCATATCAGAGATACTGTTCAACTCAAGGACTCAGCTATCAACCACAAGCGGTGTCCCTGTCGAGATAGCCAACTCAGGTAAGGTTGACGGTAAGAGATATATAACCAACAAGTACGGCTGCGTCAACAAGTGGTCCATCATAGAAGGGAAAGCAGCCCTGTATTTCGTCGACAATATCAACAAGGCGTTCTGCGCTTTCGGCGGACAGGGGATACAGCCACTCTCTACCAAGCTCGGATTTGACGCGTGGTTCAGGAGAATCAACAGTGTCAAGCCTTGGGCTCCGGATGCTACGTTCAACAATATTGTGGCCTATTACGACAGGATACATTCTGACGTGTATCTTATCGGCACTGGCGAGGCTTACGGTGACATACCTTGTCTCGTGTACAATGAGACTCTCGGAGTGTTCACCAGCTTCTACGATTACTCTAAGGTTCCGATGATGGCCAACGTAGAGGACAGGTTTGTCTCTGTGCGTGACCACAAGCTCTGGCTCCAGAACGAGGGGATGTACTGCAACTTCTTCGGCACCGATTACGGGTACAGTGTCGAGTATAGGGCGACTCCTGACCCGTATGGTGACAAGATATGGACCAATGTGGATTACAGGGCTGATTATTACAGGCTTCTTGACAATAACGCCGACAGTGTCGTGCCTGAGCGTCTGATGATAAACGGTGAGTATTACGATGACATCGCCGGGACATATCAGGACGACAAGACCTTTGACTCGTTGAGGATATGGAATGAGTACCAGAACACCGGCGAGGTTGCTCTTGGTATGGATTACACGACAGACAAGACCACTAGGCGCAAGTTCCGTATCTGGCACGTGGCGATTCCAAGGTCAGTCAAGACTGAGAGGAACAAGTGGGGTCTCGACAGGATTCGCAATCCTTGGATAAGCTTGCTTTTCAAGAAGAACGCCAATTCAGACAACAGAAAGGACATGGCGCAGATACATGATGTGACCGTAAGATATTTCGAATAGTATGGCAAAGTATGAGGATATAATGAAAGGATTCAGCGGAGCTCTCGGAACCTATCCGGGGAGTCCAGCTTTCGGTCAGTCATTCCTTGACCAGTACCGTAACGCCAATAGGGCATACGGGTTCCTGAACAATTATACTGAGAATGATCTCGCGGGACTAAAGCCGGCGGAGAGGGCGAATGTTGACGTTTGGAAAGCCGGGTCAAACGCCATGAGGGGCGAGGCTGTCGCCGGAGGCGTAATCTCCGGGCTCAACGGTCTGGCCACCATAGGGGCGGGTGCTTTGCAAGCTTCGCGGATAAACGACACCACAGGATTCTCCAATCAGATAGACGATCTCAGCAGGGTCGGCACATACGGCTATAACAATTTCGACGAGATTGCGAGGGATTACCAGAACACTGATTTCAACCAGTCGATAGACTACGATGATATCCGCGGGATGTCAACCGGACAGAAGATAGGCAATGTAGGCACGAGCGCTTTGGCTGGGGCTAATACTGGCATGCAGATAGCCGGTCCTTGGGGAGCCGCCGCCGGCGCCGTGATAGGGGCAGGCGCGAGTCTCGCCGGTATATTGTCAGGAGACAGGAAAGCTAAGGTCGAGGAGTGTTTCCTCAACGCCAAAGCTGACATCGCGTCTGACATGGCGCTCGCCAATCTCAACGCGGCGTCAGAGAGGGTATCCGACAGGATGGACAGGAAAGGCGTGATCAACGCTGTAGCAGACGGAGGAAAGATAGGCCGCAAAAGCCAGACGCTTTTACAGTTCATGGAGAGCAAGAGCAGGAAGCCGAGGCAGAGAAGTGAGGCCACGTTAGGCAGGGTCACAAGATCTTACTGTAACGGAGGAGTTAAATTCAGGATTAGAGCTAAATAAGATATGTCAAAGTTCGATACTCACGGCGGTTATTTCGCGCCGAAAGATTACATGAGGATTAACGAGGGCGGCTCCCACGAGGAGAATCCCAACGGCGGCGTCCAGGTAGGGGTCGACGAGCAGGGAGTTCCCAACATGCTTGAGGAAGGCGAGCCAGTCTATAAGGATTACGTCTACTCGGATAATATAAAGGCCAGCAAGAGATTTCTTGAGGCTAATAATATCCCGCCAAAGTATGAGGGTATGCTCTATTCCGAGATTGCCGACTCCATTTTCGAGGAGGCTGAGGAAAGGCCTAATGACCCTATATCAAGGAATGGTCTTGAGGCCATGCTCGGCAGATTGGCTGACTCGCAGGAGCAGCAGAAGCAGGACAGTGAGAGGCGTAAGCTTGAGCGTGAGTTGTCAAAGCTCTCGCCTGAGGAGCTTGATGCCCTTCAGCAGGAGTTGGTGGCAGCGGAGGAGCAAGCCCAACCTCAAGAGATGGCTCCTGAACAGCCAGTTGCGCCAGAGGAACAGATGCCTATTGCGCAGCCTGTCGAGCAGATTCCGATGGAACAGCAGGCGCCTGTTGAACAACCGATGCCTATTATGGCTAATGGCGGATTGCTCAAGAAATATGACGATGGAGGTTATTATGGGGGAGGACATTCTGGGCAGAGAATTCAGGTTGGAGAACCAAATTTAATGACACCTGGTTTTATAGAATGGATTGTACCAGGAGCAAAAGCCGCTAAAGGCTTTAAATCTGCGGCTGAAATAGGGAAGCACCTTATCAGTAAGTATGGCCATGACGCTTCATCTCTCATTGGAAAGGTAAGAGATTTGGAATCGGCTAAAGCCGCTGCTGAGAAGGTTCTTAAAGAAGTAAGTTCCATGAAACAGCCTTATAAGAGCGTCGGAACCGCTAGACAAGAGTTGCGCATCATAACCAAAGAGTTGGATAAGTTTAAGAAGGGGGCAAAAGAAGCCGAAGAACTCATAAATTCACTTAACGCTTCTCAAGCCGCGGCTTCCGCTCCGGAAATAGTTGAGGCTGTTGAACGTGGTAAAAAAGCCGCGGCGGTTACAGACGATGTTAGAAAATCAATGAAGGGCATCGGAACTGTTCTCAAGACAACAGGGAAGGCTATTGTTGAACCAGGTAGCTTACTCAACACAGTATGGAACCCTAAAGGTGGGCTTGGAAAAATCGCCAAAGGAGCAACGCGTATTGTCGGTGACGGCGCTTATTATACTTATGGGATACCAAAGCTTGTTGGAGGGATTGGCAATGCTATCGATATAAAAAAGGATGTGCCAGTCACGAGTGATTTCAGTGATATGGCCAATGTTGATTTGGTTGGGCCAACGCTTAATGTTAATGCGAAAGCTTGTGGTGGTACAATCAATAAGTTTGATGGCAAGACTGGATTGACTGGCCAAATGTCTCGAGGACGATTCGCTTCCGATGTTGAGGATTTACGAGACGCGATATATGCTCAGCCGACCAATGTGTTATTGCCTTTTAATATTGGAAGCACATTGTCTGATGCCAGGAACGGATTCTTAAGTGGCATATCAACTGACGGTTCTGTCGGGTCTAATCCTTATGAGACCGGTCCAATTTACTCAGGGACTGATTTTGACGAATTCCTCAAGTGGCTTTCCGCTTATAATGGAAGTAGAGACCCAGGTAGGGCTGATAATACTTATGCCCCGGATTCAAAATTTAATTACGGTACATACGGTAACATTAAGGCCCTTGAGGCCAGTGAACCTTATAGGAATTTCACGGAATCAATAATCGACGCCATAAACGGAGATGACCCGGACGCAAGGGAGATGGCCCTTGAATATCTTAGGGCGTATGAGTCTAATATAGCCGGGAAAGCTCAAGGCAAGATATTTAAGAATCGTGATGCCGGTGAGCTTGCGGATAACTGGGTGGACCAATACAGGAAAGTAAGGACATATCAACCAGGCATAGGTCACTTGTCTGGTAATTTTAACGACCTGTTATTGAACTATAAAGCTAAGAAAGCAATTGACCGGGATAATGCTAATGTCGAAAATAGAGCCAAAGATACTGCGGCTGTCGATCTTAGCGCGTATAACGTTATGCCGAATCCTGATTTGGAGATGGTTGAGGAATCTTTGCCTGATAGCGCTCCTAAACCACCAGTTGTTGGGAGTGGCAATGGCGCTGGTTCTAATACTGATTATGCCGGAGTTGGTCCTTTCTATCCCACATTCCCGAGGTATGCCGGGGCTATAGGTGCCGGCTTACTTGCCGCTTATGATGCTTTCACTCCGCCAGATAGATATACCGCGACGAGAATAAATCCTTATGTCCCAGTCGGCCATATTAACTTACAGAACCAGAGATATATGTCGGTTGACCAGAACATGATTCAGAATCAGATGCTGGCCCAAGGCAACTCAACCCAGAGGGCTTTGAGGAACTCTGGTCTTGGCCCTTCCGCCGGTGCTGCTATACTCGCTGCCGACAACAACACTACAGGTAATCTCGGTACAGGATTCCTGCAGTCTTGGCAGGCGAACAACCAGCAGCGTAACGCTGTGATAGCCGCCAATAATCAGGCTGAGGCCCAGAGGGCTCACTTCGATTACGCTGTTGATGTGGCGAGGCAAAGGGCTCTCAACGAGGCGCAGATACGCAACGCTCAGAACGACCTTATGCTACAGAGGCTGAACTATGGAGCTGAGGGTGAGAAATATGCGGCTTTGAGCAACCAGCTTAACGCGGGATTCAATGCGCTTGCCGGAATAGGCAGGGAGAACTTCTTCCGCAATCAGGCTAACTCAAACACGGCGTTAGAGGGATATAGGACTCTTGCCGGCGGATATGGCAGGTATCTTCCTGATTATGATTTCTGGAATACCGCCGCGTGTGGTGGACATATAAAGAAAAGTAAGAAATAGTCATGCCTAAATTCTTGGTAACAAACGGCTCAAATTTTCAGCCGTTCACTTATGAGGAGATAACAAGGCCTCTCTATGAGATGGCGGAAGCGCATCGCGCGTCTCAGGACCAATATGACGCGATTAGCACACAGACTGAGGCGTTGAGGAATTATATAACGGATAATCCCGGGGATAAGCAGGCGAAACAGATGTATGACAATTATGTCAACAAGCTTAAGACTTTGCAGGATAATCTCTGGTCCACTGGATATAACGCCTCAACGAGAAGGGATTTGCAGTCAGCCAGGGCTGGATTCGCGAGTGACATCAACAGGATAGGCAAGGCTATCGAGAACAGGCAGGCCAGAAGTGCTGAGTACAATAAATTCAAACACGAGCATCCTGATATGGTGATGGGTGAAGACCCTGGTCTAAGCGGTCTTGACGCTTATCTTGGTAATGATCTATACGGCACAAACTGGTATCAGTATAGCGGTAATCAATTCACAAAGGAAGTGGCCCAAGACGCCGGTAATAGGGTTAAGGAGATGTTTAATGATCCGGAGATGAGTAGGACTATCCCTGGGTACATAACTATAAAGAAGCAGCAAGGCGTGACCAGCGAGGATGTGGCTAAGGCGAATGAGGCTGTGTCTGATTATCTTTCTGGCAGAGCTGATGGATTAAACGGGCTTGATCCTGTGCAGTCTATATTGGCGAAAGTGTTGCTTGAGCATCTTGATTCTACTGGAGCCGCGAATAAAGTTACTCCAGAGGAATTCGCCAGACTTGTTGATTATGGCAAATCCGGGTTGTCGGCGGCTATAGGCACTTCTGAGTATCAAAATTTAAAAGACCTTGTATTCGAGGCTAATCTCGAGTTTAATAACTGGAAGAGAAAAAAGAATTATGAACTGAATAATGGCGGGAGCGGAAGCGGTTCTTCTCAGGCTGGATTAGGAGCCTTCGATTATCATACGAGGAAGTACACTGGCGAGAATCAGGAGAAGGCGAATAAGCAAACTCAAGCTTATGATATGAGTAGCGGTAGTTATAAGGTTACTCGCAACGGTCAGGTGATGAATGACGCTATGGCTTCAGAGCTTGTGTATAGCGGCAATCTGAGGCGAGAAGCTTACAATGTCCTTGGATTTGATATTGGTAGGAGTGAGGACGCCAATGGATTGGCTCCCGATTTTATAGGTAACAGTATGTTGCAGGGGCATATTGAGCATAATGGCGTTGAATATGATGTAAGGTATAACCGCAAGAAATCTTATAATGGAGAGCAGGGCGTTATTCAGACACGGAAAGCCGGTGAGGGTTGGAAGATATCTCCACAGCTAACGGATTATTACAAGGCCAAGAGATCAGAATACGAAGAAACACTGAATGATTATAAGAATAATCATAAAGATGTTTATGATTTGGCTACCATAAATCCAGATAAGCAGTACCGCGATTATAGGAAGCAGGATGAGCCGTTCCAGACCCCGTTAACAGAATTTAGAAGTGATGTGATGAACAGGCCAGAGAACATGTCAGGTGAGATACGTGAGCCTTATATCGCCAGAAGGGGTACGGATTCTGATTATATAGACAGGTTCTCATCTTTCATATCTTCATCTTTTAATTTAAGTGCTGACAGCAAAGGAAAGGTTACAGCCGCTAATGACAAATCATTAGACAAATATGACGGTACGTCGTCTGGTATACATCTTATAAAGAGTAATGGTGATCTGGATGATAAGACCATAACTGACCCTAGTGATGTTTTCACTTTTGATAATAAGGATTATAAGGTGACAAACATTCGTGAGTTGAGGTTATCTCCGCAGTCAATTATGGATATTGATTTGTCGGGATACTCTCCTGCTGGAGGATATATAATAGCTGAGCTTACTGACGGGAGGGAGGTTTCGTTAGGCCTGAATATGTTTGACAGCATGGCTTTATATTCCACACTCGCCAAGTCCAGGAGTAATATGGATAGGATTATTAATGATCCGGTTTTGAGTGATCGGGACAAGGCGATTGAAATGGTGATTGAAGCGAACAACGCCTCTAGGATGTTAAGGTCAGCTATAGGATATTATTTACAGCTTGGTTCGCCTTCAGGTACAAGCGCTAAAGATAATAATTGATATGCCAGAAATGAATTGGAGGGAGCTACAAGCTCTTAATAATAGCAGGGTAGAGAACGGTAGTGATAGCCAATATGCGGAAATGCCCGATTGGCTGAATGGTTGGGACAGCTCAGCACCAGACGCATACGAGCAATATAGGGAAAGGTTTAGAAATAATCTTTCAGGGTATATTGACTCGGCTGCTGGTAGACGCAATCAAATATCCGAGCTTGTTAATGAGAGCCTTTATGAGAGACAACCTACTCCAGATGAGATGTTGGAGGCTGGCTATGGTCAATCTAAACATGATTATGAGGTCCCGTTCAATGAGTGGGTAAAAAACCCTACAGATTATAGGGCTAACTCGCAATCAGGTTTGGCTAAAATCATGAACGGTTTCGCCAAGATGGGAGTATATACTGGTACTACTTTTTTAGACAATACTGTTGGTCTTGTAGCCGGATTAGCTGGAATAGTAGATGACGCGACAAATGGTGATAATAGCTTTACTCCGTTAACATCGTTTGTCAGTAACGAGGGGTTCGCCGAGAAGATGCAGAGTGTAAGGGACTGGTCCGAGGAGGTGTTCCCTAATTACAGGACTCAAAAGGAGCTTGACGAACAAGACCAATGGTGGAAACATCTTAACGCGAACTTCTGGGGAGACACATTTATCAAGAATTTCGGATTCACAATTGGCGCCGGATTGTCAGGATTCGGGTTCGCGAAAGGATTCCGCGCGTTGCAGGGAAAGACGGTAAATAAAGCGTATAAAGCGGCTATGGCTGCTGCGGCTGGAGATGGTGAGGCAAACGAGGTTTTCCGTAGGGTTCTTCAAGGAGAAGCGATGTCTAATCCGGCTGGAATTTACAAGGCGTTTGACAAAGCTAACAGATCCTTCCATAGATTACAGTGGGAGAGCCAGCTTATCGGTGGTATCGGTGGCGCGTTAGGCGAGTCCAGGACAGAGGCTATTAACGCGGCGAGGGAATTCCGGGAGGATGCCATCTCCAGGGAGACTCAAAGATACGAGAAAGCCAAAGATGATCTGGCTGCAAGTATCGCGAATGATGAGCGTTATTCCTATTACGTCAATAATGAGCCGTTTCTTAATGGCGATGGTATCGACCTGTATAATAGAGAGTTGCAGAGACTAACAGATGAGTATCAGCAATCTCTTGGGAAAATTGACACCGAGGCGACAAAACTTGCCAATAGGACATTCGCGCTTAATATGCCATTACTGACCGCTTCGAATATAATAATGTTCGGGCGCATGATGTCAGGAGGCTTCAAGACACAGGCGAGGGCTAAGGTTAAGATGAATAACTCTGGCGAGCTTTATAGTGCTGTAGGCGGTAAGCTTGGTGGCGCGGGGAAGGGTTTGATAAACGCCACGTCAGAAGGTTTGGAGGAGGTGTCACAGAAAATATTCTCTGAAGGTACTAAGCATGTCGCATCTGATAATATGGCGGCGTTCCATAATAGGCAATATGATAAGGATGCTATTAAGGAGTCGTCCGAATGGTTGCTTGATGTCCTTGAGAATGCCGGTAGCGTAGTGAATGACCCTAAGACATGGGAGGAATTCACAGTCGGTTTTCTTACGGGAGCAATAGGAATGCCTGCTAGAGGAGGATGGGCTGGAGGTCTCTATGGCGGCTATAAGGAGGTTATGGATCAACATGACGCCGGAGTGGAAGCCGCGAGAAAACTTAATGAGAAGGTGTCTAATCCTGAGTTCATCTCGCGTTGGAAGGATGTTGTCAGGCATAAGAGCCTTGAGAATGCCAAGAACGCGGCATTGGAAAATAACGACCAGTTCACTTGGAGGACGGTTCAAGATGAGCAGCTCTTGGGCGATGTCCTTGCGTTCGCGAAGGCTGGCAGGCTTAATGACCTTGAGGCATTTGTTGATTCACTTGGTAATGTGACTGTTGACGATATAGCCTTGAATAGGTCAGCGTATGTTGATGACACTAATCCTGACTTTAACAGAATGAGCAATGAGGAGGTTCATGGCTGGTTGAAGGATAGGGTTAAGGACGTCAAGAAAACCATAAATCAATACCGTAAATTCCACGACGCTATTGATTTCATGTCTTTCGGTACGTCTGATGAGGAGGCTATTAACGAGCTTATATACAATGAGACCCAACTGCAAAATTTCGAGGACAGGTACAATCAGATTGTAAATGAGGTCATATCTGATATAAGGCCTAGACTTGAGGATGTGTCAAGGAGATATAATAGGGATGGTAGCCCTACGAAAGAGGCGTCTCAAGCCAAACGTCTCCTTGAGTCTGAGTCTGATTTAAGGAGACTATTTGGAGGTGTCGTGTCTGATACCAGAGGTGATAATGTGACTGAAAATGGGGAGGAAAGAACTCCGTCGATGATAGACAAGGCCCGTCAAGAGATGGTGCTTAATACCCTTGATGAGTGGGGTGTGTTTGCCGACAAGCCCGAGACAAAACAGAAAGTGTCTGACCTTCAGAAACTTGTCAGAGGTAGGCAGGAATTCTATTCAAGGCTTTTTGACCCCAGTAGGAGAAAATTATTCGCGCAGAAATTCGACGAACAAGCCAGAACAGACGACGACGTTGTTACTGAAGTCACAGAGGAATCTCGTCAAAATAATGTTGATAACATCTTGTCTAGTCTCCGTAAAGCGAGGAATATAAGGGAATATGTAAGATCATTATCTTCAATTGCTCCAAATGATGAGCAAGAGGCTGAGATGATTGATAATGCGATTGGAAACGACGCTGAGCTTGAGAAATTTAACACTGTAATAAACGACGCATCTGAATTTGTCAAGGCGCTTAGTGATGAAATCGTAGAGAAGATAAAGAACAATACTGACGTCACGATGTCTCCAGAGCTTGATGCTCTTCAAGATATTATTGACGACACTCCGATAAACGACATGCTGGCTGATATGCAGGATGACGAGGAAGCTCCTGTACATATAGCCAGAAAGTTGCTTGATAAAACCGAGGGTCTTACAAGGGCTCAGAATATTTTGAGGAGCATGTTTGATGAGGCATTCGGTGATTTGGCTAAATCAGAGGGACTTGGCGTTATAAATCCCGGTTCTGGACCTGGAACTGGCGAAGGCGCCGGTACTGGCGCGGGAGGAACTGGTGGTGGAGGAGCTGTCAGCGCGTTTGATCACATAAGTGAGCTTATTGATAATATCAGGGATAAGGATAATGATAACCTTATAAAGTATTCAAACGGAGATTTCGGTGAGCTCGGTGAGCAATTGTCTGATAACCAGAAAGCCTCTTTGGCGTCTATGGCTATCGCGAAGTTAGCCGCGCTCAAGAAAGCTGATGGTGACATTAATGACCCGGATGTCGTTGACGACGGCAGGAATGATGATCCTTCGAAGGAGAGCGATTCCAGGAAGATGGCAAGGCGTGAGCGTATAGCTAAGGAGCAGGCCTCGCTTAATGGCTCGAAGATTCAGGTTTTCGCCCCAGGAACGTCAGACGAGTCTAAGTACGATGTCAAATATGCCGACGAATGGGGATTGAGGCAGGGGTTGCGGAAGAAATTCCGCGGCAAGACCGAGGGGATGAGCGCCACATTGGCGTGGTATGACAGCCATAAGGTGCAGGATTTCGTGGATTCTGGAGCGTTGATGGCTCTTGAGCGTTATCACATGGCTAAAAATAAGTCGCATTTGCCGATATATTTTGTCGCGAACCCTCATTATCTTGCCAATAATCAGGCGAATAACCCTTTCGTTAGCGAGAATAAAAACCCTGACTCCAAATATGTGAAATATGGGAAAATATCTCCTGAGACTCTCATGGCTGTCGAGATGGATGACGAGAATATTGAGGCCATTAAGAGGTATAAGGGTATCGCCTTTGATGATGACTCGCTTATAACGATTGACGGCAAGCGGTATCAGGTTATAGGGGAGGTCTGGAATCCGACAAAGGATTATATATCAGGTATTGAGAATGAGAAAGACCGTGACGGATACCAGAGGATGAAAGATTATGTCGGCAAGCTTTGGGAGAACGCTATTTATAATAGTGTTTTACCTCAGTATGTGAACGACAAGAATGCTATGGATGAGCGCGGTAGATGGTATGTCGCCAAAGTCCATCCGCAGAAAGGTGACAATAAGGAGGATTTGGATTATTCTTCAGGCGAGAGGCTTAGCACGACTCTAAGTTATGTCATGTCTGGGAGAAATGAGACCAGGTCAGCCGCGCATCCTGAGTATCAGAAAGTCGAGTTGAGGAACTCAATGAAAACATATACGGATGTCGGTGGTGAGTATTATTTCTGTATGCCGGTTAAAGGCGCTGAGGGGTTCGTGATTTCTCCAGGTGCGGAAAGGGACGGGGCGTCTTGGACGTCGGCTATTAACGCTCCTGTCGGCTCATTATGGATGGCTACTCGAACCGCTAATGGGAATTTCTCATGGACATATATCACAATAGCCAGAACTGGAGAGTATGATTTCGAGGCTAACCGGGATAATTCTTTAATATCTAGGCTTAATGATGATTTAGATAACCTATTCAGGGAGCGTGTCTACGGAAACGAGACAGAACAAGCAAATGATTTCCAGATCAGATTGCAGGCTTGTCGTGACATCTCTGATATGTTTTATCTCGGGATAGGAAACAATATCTTGTTCTCATATACAGATACAGGAATAGAGGTGTCTATCGGTGGTAATATATGCGAGAATAAGGAAGAGGCTCTTCAGGCTCTGAAGGATGGTAATTTCAGATTCCAGGTATCCAAGGAAGCCGTTGAGACAAGGAATGGCCTTGATGAGTTAATTGGCGCGGGCGTACTAAAATCAGAGATGCGCTCATTTATGAGATTCGGCTCCACATTCGGTGTTAATTTCATAGAGGACCAGGATGAGAATGGGAATAAGGTCGCGCCATACGCGAAGACGGGCGATGATTCCATTACGTTTACAGCTGGCGCGGATATCGCATCTGGTTATGTGACATCTTCCGGTATAAGCAATGTCCGTATTGGGGAGGCTGGTTATATGCTTGAGAATGGGAAAGTGTATAGGATGTCCGCAGGAAACAGACGTGGACAGGAAGTCCTAAATAAGATAACAATAGCCGAGGTTAAGGCTTTGGCTGAGGTTATGAGTCCTGACTTCAAGCGTAGCTCATATAGCGGCAGGACATGGACAATAGACAGGAAGATATCTCATGGCAAGAAAGATATAGAGTATCAGTATACAGAGCTTTACGAGAATGAGATAGATGGAGAAAGGGTCCATCTTGTCCGAAACGGAAAGAATGGCGCCTTTTTGGTATGTTGGGACGATTCGATGTGGGACTCTCTCGTACAGTACGCCAAGGAGGTCAGTATAGAGATGGATAAGTTCAGGGAGAACGGTTCCCCGGAAGCCGATGACGTGGATTTGTTGAAGATGTTTGACGAGGACAGGTCTAACGAAGGTGGGCAGATAGAGAACCCTGATAACACCGGAGGTGAGCAATTGGACGAGAGGGCTAAAAGGTCTAGAGGCAAGAAAGGGCGTGGCTCAAGATTGTCTGACCCGACTTCAGACACAAGTCAAGAAACGAGCAAGAGTGATCAAGAGGCTTTGGATGAGTTTGACTGCGGATTCTAATAACGAAGAAACACACCCGTGAAAAGGTGTGTTTCTTTTTTTTATTGTTTTTATTTTATTTGAAAATATTGAACATGTAGTTGTAGTCTTTCATATCTATGACTTTCTGCACGTTATATAATGGTGTTATTGTATAAAGCGCTTTCGCTGATTTGGACCAGCCTTTATATCTTCCTGAGTTTATCTCATCCCAATATCCTCCAATATTGAAGATCTGTGTGATGCCCTCAAGTGTTTTGACTCCAGCCGCCGGCGACTGTACCAACGTGAACACGTTTTTCACGAATGTCGGAGGCCAAGGTGACAGTGCCCCAGTCTCGAGGTTGAGCCTTTTTGCTGAATAAGCCAAAAGTCTCCGCGCCCTGTCATCGTCGTCTTTCCAACCTTTTGTCATCGCGCAAATAAGCCACAACATACAAAGTGTGCTTATTTGGGTATACGCTATCCTTAAGGCTTTCTTATTCTCTGGAGTTAAATGATTGTTGTTTATCGCCTCTTTGATGCTCATGTTCTTCATGTCGTGTAACGTCCCCTGGAAGAACTTGAACAGGCTGTAATAAACACCCTCCCTTTGAACCCCCATCACGGCGTCATAGTAGGGTCTTGAGTATAGCTTATTATACATCCCCCACATCCATTGCCTGAACTGATTGAAAAACTGTAGCAGGACATGTTGGTTTATATTTCCCTTTTCAGCTTCGGAGTATCCGCCATGCATGCCGGCGTTAATGTTATTGATATAAATGGCAAGACCTTCAAATAACTTATCCTTGTCCTCTTTCTTTACTATGCCATCCGAGAATCCCCTTCCTACCAGAAACGCTTTTTTTGTGTCCAGGAATTGTATATCGTCATCGAGCTCAAGGCGCCACCCGTTTTTATCATGGACTTGCTTTATCACATCATAAAGACTAACCTCGCTATTGTCGCTCAGTCGTTTCACTTTCTCGTGTCTCAATACCATCAGCATGCCTGACGTGTGGAGATAATGCTCACCCATACTGTTGAGGAAAAACACGTTTCCCCTTCCCATCACTCTTTTCAACGCGCTGGGATTGAAATCCTTTTCTCTCATATCCCTGAAGAAATCCTCGCTCGAGTTGAATTGGTTTATAAGCATATACATCTTGTCATGCCTGTTGGCGGAATTGAAATGTCCCATATATTCCGGGAGCAGTTTCCCATACTCCTTTTTAGCCCACGCGTAATCTTTCATCCCAAAATATCTTCCTGTTGTGGCTTCCTGGAGTATTTGTGTCTCTCCCTGCGTGATATTGGTTATACCGGACAACACGTTGAATCCGATTCTGGATACTGACGTTAACTTTAACAGGACATTCGCTATCGCGTCTCCGCTTACAGCCTTCCCTTTGATTCTGATAGGCAAATCACCAATCCGTTTCTTCGTCTCGTTAAAGAATTGCCTGTCTATGTATGTGGTTATAGCCTTGGCTGTATTTGTTCCTTCTCCACGTTTTGTCAACTGCCTGTAATATTCCCTGCCAGCCTGGATAAATGAATCAACAACGGGAATTCCACCATCGGTTTGTCTGACCTCATAGCCTTCATCTGTCGTGTCAGATACATAGTCTTGCATCAAAGACATCGCAGCCGCCAACTGGTTCATCTCGCCGTAATTGACAGCCATCGCTATATAGTTAAACATGGCATGGGTCCCGTCAGTGCTGAGGTCCTTTTGGTTCTCAAGTTTCTGTATGAAGTAGACAGGAACTCTTTTGATTTCCCTATTATTGAAATCAAGTGTCGTCTTGCGAGCCCTGTTTCCATAATCCATATTATCAGATGTGATGCTGTATTGCTTTTTCCAATTGCCCCATATTGTCCTTAACGCGTCTTTCGCTCCGTTATCGAACATTTGCGAGATCTCTTTACGGACCTGTGGAGCATTATACAATCCCTGCATCGCAATTGGGAGCAGGCTATCCATCGCGGCTTTCATGCTTATCACGGAATCGTAATAGTTTTTCTGCTCCTGGGACCATCCCGACTGGAAGCCTCTCACTATATACATATCACTACCATCTTCCGCGTATTTTCTGGGCATCATCTCGGTGCGTCGTATACCGTTGGAGTCCGGCTCGCCAACCTCAATTTCCTCGGTATGCTCAGCATCCCATTTGTTTATCTGTTTTTGGATCGAGTAGTAATCCAGGTCGTCTCTCTCATCGAGGCTTTTGATAAACTCATTCCTGTCACGCTCGAATTTGGCGAAATCAACAGGGGCCACATAATATCCCGTAGGTATCCCATTCTCGTCTTTCTGATAGATGAATTCGCTGTCGTGTCCAGCCGCTCTCAATCTGGCGTCGGCTTCCTGGAGTTTGGCGCATTCGTTATTAATCCTGCTGTTCCGTTTGGCTTGCTGGCTTACGACGATCTTATGGATCACGTTCAGAAGGGTGTTCCTTGAGTCTCCCGCTGAAAACACGTTAGTGTCCCACCACGACGTGTCACTGCTGGCATATCTGAGAATAGTGTCAACCGATTCGAATTTAGCCCTGTCAGATGCCTCAAATGTCTCAGGCGCGTTTCCCATGTCGCCGTAATAAAGAGTGATAAGTTGTTTCAGGACGGCATATCTCAGCTGCTTCATCTCGCTGTTTAGCAAGTTGAGTTTATCAAGGTATTCCACGGAGAACTCCGCTATTCTCTCGGCGGCTTCCGGATCCATATTAACCTCTCCTTTCTCAACGTAATCCGGCATTTTTCTCAGCGTTGTAAGATATGAAGAGTATCCGTTGATGACTGTGCTTATACGTCTCACCAACTCAGCCTCTTTACGTATCATATTAAGGTCAGTCGTGCCGTTATGGACAAACCCGAGCGTCTTGGACTCCCTTGTTATTTGTGCGGCCTCGTTACCGATATACCATAATATCCTGACGCAAGCGTTATAATATCTTTGTTTATCAATATCATCACGGATGTTGGCTATTGATTTTCGCAAATCTTTGGTGTCAATGTCAGACTGCGTATTCTGAAGGATATATAGACGTTTTGACAACATAGCCTCACCTTCCTGCGTAATCTGCTCAATCTTCTGGACCTGCTGGTTAAGATCGAATAGGTCCTCGGACTTCTCTATCAGCTCTTTGTCTATAACAGTGTCGATGTCATCGTTCTCGACCATATCAGCGATTGGTCTTAAGGCATCAGCGGCGTTGAATATCAAATCATCGACCTCATCTGTCGAGACATTCTTCCTGAATAAGTTTTTGACGTATTCCCACAGGCGCTTCAACCTGGTTATTATATCCTTCCTATCGCTGATGGAGTCTATTGCCGATGTTTGTTCCGATCCGGTGGAATACATGCCGCTATCCCTTTTTAGCATAGCGGCCAAAGCTTTACCCTCAGCCTCATCCCTCAGTCTCTCAGCCACAGGAGTCTGTCCTTTTGAGTATCTCCTGTAATAGCTGTCATATTCACTCCCCAGGACATTTCTGACCACATCATCTGTAAACAGGTTATCAAGACGCGTTTTCATCTCGTGTCCGCGCAATCCGGCTAAAACAAGGTGAGACACCTCCTCCGGTATCGAGTCTAATCCCTGTTCATTATTGGCCACCTTTATGACCGTTTTCAGATTGTCGACATTTCGTTCCGCGTTCTTGGGACTGAATACAGCCTCGTATGACGTGTCGTCCATAAAGCTGACGTCAAATCCCATCCTATTGATCAGGTCTATCAATTTGGTGTTGAGACGCCTTCTTTTCTCATCGCGATCAGCCTCGGCTATATTTGTCGGAGTCTTTTCCTTGCGCTCAATTTTATATCTGCCGTCATTTGTCTCGGTTGTGATAGCGACTGATTCTTTGGATAATGAGTTATACCTCTCTTCTCTCGACATCGCGTCAGACGCCGAATCAAACACGGCATCTGAGCCATTATCTGACACTATCCCGGTATCTTTGGCTAATATATCGTCTTGCTTCGCTCTTGTGAGAGTGTCATCAAGTCCGATTATTTCCCTAAGCGCCTCGAATGTAATCTCACCATTCTCGTCAACGGGCTGGTCTGAGAACTCACTATTAAATAAATCTGTCCTCGTGAATCCCCATAAGCGTTTCGCGGCCTCCCTATCTTTAATGATAGAGTTTATATCACGGAAAAGCTGGCTTGGCTTGCCGTTCCTAGCCCTCGGTATATACAGGCATTTGTTACTCATATTAGCAGATATCTAGTTCGTTAAGAATATTGTCTATGGTATTGATTACAGATTCGGCTGAGTCTGAAGATATTCCTTTCCTGTTCATGAGATCAACCAACGCGTCTGTGGGTCTGTTCGCCAGAATCCAGTTGGCGGTTTGTATGATGAGGTTATCCATGGCTGACGCCGGGTTTATGCTGGCCTTTTCATCCGATTCCATCACATCATATATCTCATCATAGACATCCTCTTCCATTGAGTCGATCACTTTGTCAGACAATGTGTAGGACCTGTATGATTCCCTGGCTCCAGATAAAGGATACATACGCTCACCGAACAGCTCGGCTATTTCCTCTTTACTCGCTTCCCCGTGGAGTTTCCTTTTTGCGATTGAAATGATATCTCCGATCCTGACCGGTTGCCAGGCTCTATTCCCGCTTCTCTCAGCATCCTCAGGATTCTGTCCGCCATCGTCTGGCTCATTTTCGTTTTCTCTTCCATTTGATAAACTATTTATAACATTATAGACATCATAATCACTTATATTATCCTTTATGATAAAGTTGGCTGCTACCTTGTCTGACTTTATTAATCCCGCGCCACTCAATTCGCCCATGCTGGACTTAACTGTGTCTATTCCATTCATCATTGACGCTCTCAACGCTGTCATATCCGAAGGGTTGATATCTACGAAAAACCGCAATTCTTGCCTATTCCCATTGTATTCCCATTCCAGATGTGTTTTATTAGCGGCTGATATGACGCTTTCTTTATTCTGGGCGTATGCCTTATTATTGAGCTTCACGACAACCTCAACGGCGTTACATTCCTTTATATCTGATGTGTAAGTCTTTACTACAGGATTAATTGGTTTGTCGCTCAACGCATCCATTATGGCGGCGGTCTTGATAGCCTCACGATGCTGATCCATGGCGGAACCGTTTGGCTTGAGGTTTATGGAATACGTCGGTTTCCCGTCCTTAACCATTCTCTCAACCTGCCCATCTGACATTCCGAACAGGCTGGCTATCTTACTAATCCTCTTAAGGTGTCTTCTGCTCTCCAGGAATGCCGGCTCTCTATATGCCAACGGATCACTGGCTAATGCGTTCGGTATAGGGACCTCGACGTTATCGTCACCATAAGGGTTGGTTGATATGAATGTCCCGGAATATGTGTCGTCGTTGACGTTGGAATTTAGATACGCGGCGAATCCGCTTTCTTCAGCGTCATCTTGCATAGGCTCTATCGCGCTTGTCTCGTCTGATGACAGATTAGGGTCTGGGGCTTGTTCGCCCGTGTTGGCGAAAAGGCTCTCTCCATTATATACATCACCGAGTTTCACATATTCCAACATCTGGTTTGGTATACCCATTGGATCAACCATATCGACGCTTACAAGCAATTTATAATCATCGCCTTTCTTCACCCTTTCAACAGAGGTGTTGTTCACGAGGAAGAAATTACCGTCAACGTTTATCACCGGCATCGTTATGGTCAACTCGTTTTCACGTCCAGATATCCAGTTCTTTATCTTACCACCGAGTTTCTCATCTATCTCAAGGACAATTGTCTGACCACCCTCAACCTCAGCCTGTGAGAATGTGACGACCTGTCTCTTCGGCTTGTTCTCGAAATACGGGACTATGCCTTTATCCCTTTGTGAGTTATTAAGGCACACTAAAGCCGTCAACTCGAACATGTCTTTTTCAGACATGGATGTCTTGTCGGCGTCAAAGAACGCTCTTGTGTAATTCGGTATCGCCTCCTTTATCGCCAACGGCATAACGGATATAGGTGTTGTGTTACTGAATGACGTCGACCTTGCCAAGAAATGTTTAGTTATATTTATGACAAAATCGTGTGTCTGAGGATACCTCAAAAGGTCAGCCCAGTCTTTTTGGAACATCTCAAGCTCAGGTCCCCTCAGGTAATTGATATCTGTTTTCAACATACCGAATTGTCTGTAACCATCTTTCGAATCGAGATGACCTATACCCTGTATGAACGAGTTATTCTTTATGACGGTATTATAGAACGTCTCATCACTCTTTTTAATATCATCAAGGGTGTTTGTGTAGTATTCCTCGAAATCGGTTGTATAGAATTTCACTGTTTCCGGATTAGTGAAATCCTCTATCCTGTTTTCGCCAAGGAACAGCAAATAACTCTTATACCCTTCGTATAATGTATTTAACTTGTCAACATTGTCTCCGGTCGTATCGCTGTCAAGAATACCGAGTTTCCTTGCCGCCTCAAAGAACGTCTCATTATACGTGTGCATATTCTCGAGGATGATCTGGTCCGTCATTTCCTGTTCACCGAGGATAACCCTTCCCACATGAGGGAACATCGTGCAAAGCTTTCCGAACTCATCCTGTGTGAATTCATCAGATATTGAGATGTTATCAGGTAGCTTTATTGTACTATTCTCGCTGTTAAGGTTATTGACGAGGCGTTCAATTTTCTTGCGGGCTACAAGCCTGTCGAAAAATGACGAGCCTTTCATCGCGGTCATTGAGTTGTATCTTGCGAATGAGTCCAGATTCCTCACTTTCGCCTCTTTACCTCTGAGCGTATCAAGGACTTGAAGTATTTTAAGCTTGTCGTATAATGTCTGGCTTTCAGGATCACTAATGTTTCTGACGAGATCGGAATAACGTAACGTGATATTCTGATCATGTTTAACGTCATTGATTTTAGCTACAAAATCCGTTTGCCAATTTTCCCATGACATGTTATCAGGTTTCTCTGTCTCGGCAAGCTCACTCAACACATCATCAATGGCGCTATCCATGCCGCCATGTCCGAACGCTGAGCTGATATTTATCTTATCCATAACTCGCCTTACGACAGGCTGAGCTATAAACATCCTCGCGACATCGCTTGATATACCAAGCCTATGCATGAGTATCAGGATAGGCATTGACTGTTGCGTTATGTTGAGCCTGTATAGAGCCGCATCCTTCGCGGCGTCTGCCGAAGCTCCCACATATTTTCCTATCTCGGCGCTGATTAACTTGTTATCCATATCGTTAATAGCGTCAAGTGTCACAGCGCCGCTAATTCTTTTCTCTGTTTGATGCTCGGGGTCTGAGTCATTTATGACTTTGAACGATTCTGTCACTGATTTGTCACTGCCCTCTTTGAATAACAGGCGTGTCGTGTTCTCTATCCTGCCAGAGGATACGCCTTCGTCATTATATACGGATATGAACGCGTGGGCTGTGACACCGACAGCGGCTATACCTATCATCTTGCTGGCATCCATATTCTGTTTCCTCAACAAAACGTCTGTTTTGGGGTCCATAAGATCCATATCCTCGACATCCTCGCATGCCGATTTGAGCCGTGATTTGCTCATCCCATCAAGGATGTCCTTGTCGTATCCGTTCGCAAGAAGAGTAACGTAATACGACATCGCGCTCAAGTCATCAAAATCGCCAGGACGGAATCCCTCAAGTATTCCTGAGTTTGAGCCTAAAGCAGCCCATTGCAGGTCGAATATCTCCTTATCAACATCATAATCATCAGAACCATCGATAGGTCTCAATTCGACAAAATCAGTATCTATATCAAAGTCGGCTCCAGTGAACAGAGTTAGCTCTTTAGGATACTTGGCAACGCTTCCGGCCCATGATGGGGTGAATCTCTTGATGCGGCATTTCATTATGGAGTATTTCATCTCCGTAGGGATACGGTAACAGATAGCGTCGAATGCGGAGTCTGGTACGACCTTATGGATCTCATCCATGTTCCAAGTCCCGTCGCTATTGAGGAACCTGTCGACACCTCCATCCGCCCTCTCGAGCATCCGAAGCACATAGTCAGGCATAGGAGCCTCTATCTCGAAATATTGATAGTTGCCGTCATTGTCAAATACTATACGTAGGTCGTCGGCGCTGGCCCATGACGTCGCCTGCACCACAACGCCGCCATTTGTTTTCTCCTTATAGTATGATTTTCTTATCTTCGAGTAGAGCATTGCCTCGACAGAAAGCTGCTGGCTCGGATCGTCAAGAGGGAGGACAAACTGGTCGACACCATCCCTGTTCACTATTGATATCGAACGTCTCATATCAGACGTGAATCGCTGGTCTGACGCCATCGCAGACTTTAAAGTGTATGACAATCTGTGTATCCTGCTCGAATGCGGCATGTTAAGCCCGAGACTCCTCCTGAACTCTTTTTCGGAATTCATTGTCTTTTTGCTCAGCGCTTTGAAATACCTGTTTTTCAGTTCTTTGCCTGTTATCTTTTTACCATTAGGCATCACGCAGGTCTCGTCATCCTTGATGTTGTTGACGCATAGGATTTTCATTTGGGCGCCAAGTGGCTGCGCGTTATGTTTGAAGTGCTCAGGTTTCTCCTGTACTATCTTATAATCCTCTACATCATATTCAGTGACAGCTACTGGATTATCAGCGCGTCTAACCTTCTTGCCATCTTTAAGCACATAATTCCCGTTCTTGTCAGTCACATATAATGCCTCACGTAGAGCCTTTAATGTATCTTCAGCCGATAGCCCTTCGAGTTCTATCGCGTCATCATTCCCGCCGATCTTTACGGCTGAGTCGAAATTAGCGGTATCAATCCCTGTCAATTCATTATCCTCAGCTGTCTCCTCCAGGAATTTGGCTATCGCCTCAGCCTGTGAGCCAAGTTTCCCTTTTTGCTGGAACGCCGTTATGTATATCAGGGCATATTCTGAGTTCTTATGTTGCACAGGAACAGTTATCTGTCCGTCACCACGACCAGCCCTGTTCATGTTGACCATTGAATAGACGAAAGGCTTTTGTGGCTGACCGAACACATGGAGATAGTCGTATATGTCGAGTTGTTTATTATTCTTTATCCTCTGATAGACAGCCTCGTCAGTATATATTTTAACTTCCTTCCCGTTTATTGTCGTGACACCATTGATGTCCTCGTCTCTTGAGTTTGACCTCGTCCATTTCCCCAGGCCAACCATTCTCTTGCGCAACCCTGTCAATCCTGTGAAAGCCTGTCCATCGGTAGCGTCAAATTTGGTGAGCGACTTCAGCGTGTTATCGACGGCCTTCTCCAAGACCGCTCTTTCGTTGTTGTCCGTTATTTTTTCGAGTTGCTTCCTGAGCGCTGATTCTATAGCGTCGTATGACGGGGCTTTTATTTTCTTTGTCCTTATTGTTATTGACCTGTATTTCCCGTCAGTCACTCTCGAGCCATGTATTTTAGCTGTCGGGTCTATGGGATATCCTGCGGATACGACCTGCGCGTTACGTTTCTGGAAGTTGGTGGTGTTCTTATAGAACGCCAGGTCAACATCGAATATTTCCGACATATTGGCTTTAGCCAGCCAGTTATTGTAAACGAATTCCTCGATGTCATTCTGGAAATTCGCGAGTTCCATATAATATCTGTGAACTCTCGTGTCTTTGCCGTAAGTCTCGTCGGTGTATCCGTCTTTCAGAGCCATCTGTTTGGCTGCCTCAGAGCTGAATTCATATAACCTCTTCGTATAACCTATATCACCGCTGTGCCATTCCATCATATTGCCTATGAGGTATTTCAGCGTATCAATCTTGATGTTGCCATTATCGCCGGCGTTAATCGTCTTCTTCTCATAGGCTCCGATGCTCTTCATGTAATCAGAGAATTTGTCACGCAACTCTGACATGTAGTCATGGAACACCTTTTTGTATTCAGAACTGGCCTTGGGCGTTATCACTCGTACAGGTTTGGTTGACAGATGAGAGTTGAAGATTCTGTCAACAACATATTTCCCCAATTCCGAACCTTTCTCTATCTCGTTGTTGATAAACTTGCTCATGAAGAACGAGGCTCCGGTGTTGCGGAATATATATTTACCGTCTTTCACAACATCGTTGATTGAGACTTTCTTCTTGTCTCTCATCTTATTGATGACAGCCTCTTTCTCCGGGGTGTTTATTTCTATATCGTAATTGTCTACTCTCGTGCCGGTTCCAAACGCCGCGAATCTAGCTACATTCTCGGCTCTTCTTATCTCTTGTGAGAAGAAATCAACGGCCTTATCTGCTATTATGACATGATAATTATCTTTAGCCCAACTGACAGAACCGTCAATATCCTCAATATTGTTATTTGAATATCTTCTACCGCGAATGAGTGAGTTCCTTGGTTTGTCTGACGCTATCAACGATCTGTACCAAGCCGTCCCAGGCATCTCGCCAGCCTGGTTGTGATAGTCGTTCATTATGCTCAACGCATAAGTCAGGTCGGATAATTCAGTGTAATCCTTCCCATTTACTATTGGCTGCTCGGCGTATTCTATGATATTGCCGTTATTATGGTATATATCCTCAAGCCAATCCGAGTAGAAATGTATGTCTTTATCAGCTTTATCCTCATTCGGTTTAATGAACCACAGCGTATCCTTGCCGTATTTGCTTTCTATATACTCACGCACTTTTTGCCTGTCGGTGTTTTTCAGTCTTGATATTATCGTGCCGATTGATGACGGGTTATTTCTCGAATAATATGATTTCCCGTTCATGTAGGCGGCGGACTCCTGCGAGTCGGTATCAACTGATGTTATCAGGTTTATCAGGTTTGAATATCCGTTTACTATTTTCCTGGTATATTGCCTTGTCGAGGCGTCTTTCCTCATAGACATGGGGTTGGTTACGGGAGTGTCCGGTATAGAACCATCCTCAATCGCGTCGCCCCATTCTATAAGTGATCTCATGATTGAATCAGCTTCCCTCTGTAATTTGAGTATCTGATTCCCAATAATGGTTGTGTTGTTCAGCCTTGTTTGGTTGTCATGTTTAGTGTTGTCATAATTACCAGTCCTTGAATACGCGTGTATCGCAGTCTTTGACATATCAATGCCTAAAGCCTTTAATATGTTTGACAACTTTTTGGTGGCGTCTTCTATCAACTTGTTCACCTCCTCAGCTGACGCGCCGCTATTTGCCATGCCTAACGCGTTCCTTACTATACCTTCAACCGACTTGTCGTCTTGACGTATTCTACCGACGGGGGAGGATAATTGTTTTCTTAGCTGGCGTATATTATCGAAACTGATAGCTGTATTCTCGAACATCGGCCCAGACATGCTTGCGAACATGCTCCTGACCTTGTTCATCATCCTGTCATATTTCCCTCCTGTATTGGCGTCCCTGTTTTTGAAACACATGTCACCATTATTGGCGGATGTGTATGTCGTCCTGAATCTTGTGAACGGTTTGTAAACAGACTGGAAGAACAATGTTCTCAATTGCTCTTTTCTGTCAGAGGACATGTCGACGCCATTCATGTCAAGCGCGTCATTCGTGTCAAGCATCTGGATAATCTGGGTCATCCATGGGTAGACCTCTTGCTTGCTTCTGATAGCGTTAAAAACCTCGTCAGAGTTGGCACAATTGTCACATATCTTATGCAGGATATTCAAGGCCTTTGACACTGATATGTATGTCGGCAACCCGAACCCGAACTGGTCAGTCCTGAAATTCCCGTTGCTGTCTATATCCCTGCAATTAGCGAGGAGTATTTTTACCTCGGGGACTATTTTGGAATACACCGATTTGTTCTGGTCGGACACGCTGAACAGACTGACAGGCATTGTCTCCTTCTCGACGTCATCGTCATCCTCAGGCCCATCATTCTCGTCATCTGTGTCATTCCTTTCAGCGGATGTTGATGTGGACCCGCTTGCCTCGCTTGTCTCATTAGGGTTCACTTTTATTCCCTCGTCTCTGAAAAGATTACCACCGTACATGTAAATCATGGTACGGAAATTATTTATGGCGGTCTTTAATTCTGATGCCAAGTCAGAATTACCATCTTTCTCAAGTTCGGCGATCCTGTCCTTGAATTCCTCTACTATAGTCGAGATTATATATCTGTTGGCTTTAGGGTCATTGTAGTATAAAGCCCTGCTGTTTTGCTTGGATATACCATTCTCGTATCGCTCGTTTCGGTCCGTGTCTAATATTGTTATAAGCTCAGATATCCTGCGGCACATATACTGTCCGAGGAATTCCATTCTTTTAGGGCTCTTAAACCCCTTAAGCAGTGACGCTATTTTAACTGACGATATCTTGCTCAGGTTGACAACATCCTTAATGTCGTCTTTATAGTCAATCAGATCACTCACAATCTCGTCATTGACGTCGCGCTCCAAAATCTCTCGCAAGTCATCTTTTATATCCGCGAGCTTTGAACCTCCTATATACCCGAATATGTCTGATGATTTTATCAGCTGTTCTGTATATGTTTTTAACGCGTCATTAAACTCTTGATATGACTCAAGATCATCCACTGTCATCTTATCGTAATCGAGAGCGTTATTATTGCTCTTTGCGATATTTAGGATATTCCTTGCCTCTTTGTCGGATATCCTATACTTTTTTGCCACTTGCTTAGCGAGCGGATGGAACGTAGGAATGCACCACTTTTTTGTCATATAACATTGATATTTTCACAAAAATACCAAGAAAAGGGAGTGGGATATTGAAGGTAACTGATACTGTTTTACGACAATAACAAAATGACTTTATGGTGATTCATGTTACTTGACACGTGTTATCTTTGTATTGAGGGACAAATTCTTTCTCATGCTTATTGAATTTGGTTAAGAGTTTCATGATTAATTATGTGTTTGGGTAACGGGATGTCGTGAGATTTCCCGTTATTTTTATTATCTTTATGTGTTGTTTAAGGTTTAATAATTCTTTCAATAAAGGCTGAGAGTCGTGAGATTCCCAGCCTTTATCTATTTAAAAAGCCCTTCCGGTATCTCTCGACACTGGAAGGGCTGTTGCAATTCAATGATAAAACTATTTTAAAAATGCTCGACCGTCACAAATATAATAAAAAGATATTGATTATCAAATATTGAAACAATTTTGTTATATTTGTGTCAAATCATATCGATATGGAAAAGTCAGAGAAAAAAATGTTGCTTTTCGTCGTGATGTTCCTAGTCGCGGCGATGACGATTGGCGGTCTCGGAAACGCCGCCGTGGTTTACCAGAAGATCTACTGGATTCCATGTGTTATTAACATCTTCGTTTACATCTACATCCTTTACAAAATCTTCAAGGCTGGCGACAAGGCTGGTGTCGAGGAGACAAAGGAGACCGAGAAGCCGGAGACCGGAGGAGCTCCACTGCCTCCGACTGAGAACGAGAAGATCGACAATGTTGTCGAGACCGTCGTGAAGAAGCCGTCCAAGACAAAGAAGAAGAGCGAGTAACCAAACGGAGTAACAAAATCAATTACATGAGATAAGCTTATCGCTTTCTCATGTTTTTTTATTTGTGTTCCTGTATAATTTTGTCTAAAAAGAACATGGATATGAATTTTGAAGCAATAATGGGCTATGTCGTCACGGGTATCGGAGGACTGCTCGGTGGCGGAGGCATAATGGCTCTTTTCAATTGGAAAGAGAATAAGGGCAAGGCAAAGGAAGAGGTCAAGTCTGACGCGCTTGAGAATATAAGGAAGGAGGTTGAGGTATATCAGACAATAATTGCCGACCAGAACAAGAGGATCGCAGAATTGACACAAGAGGTCGATGCTTTGAGGAAGGAGAAACGGGAGGCTGAGATCGAACATCAGCGTCAAATCAGCAATCTCCAGAAACAGATTGTCGAGATCACAAAGGCTCTTGGAATCAAGGCTAATGAGCGTATACGCGACGAGAAAACAGGCAGGTTCATAAAGGGTGAGAAATGTATCTCGTTCTGACAAGGATATACAAGTGTGACCAGTACACGATAGGTCGCCTGTATCTTGAGAAGAACGGGCAGATGACCTACCTGTGCGACACTCTCGAGGATCGTGACAGGGGACTTAAGCTCAAGTGGCCTTTGTCCCAGATTTTGGCTGTCAAGGTTCCTGGCGAGACGGCTTTGCCTCTTGGCTCATATAAGATAATAAAAACCATATCACCGAAATTCAAATACCGTGTTTGGGGCAAGAAATATGGCGGATATGTACCGGAGATAACACCAGTATCAGGTTATTCGGGATTCTCTGCGACCCGTCTACATCCAGCGAACCGGGCCTCTGAGATCGAGGGTTGTGTTGCTATTGGGAAGAACACGATAAAGGGTCAGGTGACACAGTCCCAGAAGACATACTACGACATCATGGACAAGTACATAGTCCCAGCATGGGACAATGGTGAGCCAATCTACCTCACTATAAAATGATAGTTCTTAAGAGCAGTATATTCCCCTTGGGCAAGTTCTCCGCGATCAATCTCTTCGGTATCGTGATACTCAAGAAGAAATCTGTCGAGAGGAAATCAGTGCAGTCAATCATCAGGCTTTTGAGGCACGAGGCGATACACACGGAGCAGATGAAAGAGCTGTTGTTCATCGGATTCTATATCATTTATGTTCTCGAGTGGTTATACAGGCTCGTCTTCCACACGAAAACAGCTTACAAAGGATTGTCATTTGAGGTTGAGGCGATATCCAATCAGGGAACTTTAGGTTATCTCACAAGCAGGAGACATTTCGCGCAATGGAGAAGAAAAGTCTGATACTTGGCTCTGTCCTGACCATCGTCTGTCTGGCTCTTGTTTTCTCGCTCGGTTTCATCACCGGCAATTCATTTGCGCCTGAGCCGGAGATAATAACAAAGCGTGACACGACAACCATATTCGTTCCTGTAGAGGTTGAGAAGCCCGTGCCCAAGTATATAACAAAGTACAAGACTGACACGATTGAGTTCCGTTACACGGAGATAAGGCATGACACAGTGAAAGCTCTTGTTCCGATGGAGAGACGTGTTTATGCTGAGGACTCATTGTATCGGGCTGTCGTCACAGGTTATAACCCTGTGCTTGAATCGCTCACAATCTATCCGACAATAACGACAATCACCATACATGACAAGGTAAAGACTCAGGCTCCGAGATTCTCATTCGGAGTCACTTTAGGGCCGTCAATGTTGGTCACGCCGTCTGGTGACGTGCACGCTGGAGCCGGTGTCACTGTGGGATTGCAATACAGGTTTAGGATATGGCAGAGAAGAGAAGACTGACAATCAAATCACTGTTCGATAGGATAGTTGACAGACCTAAGCCTTCGGCTCCGAGAGCCGGGTTCAAGGCGAGCGGATCAAGGTATGACAAGGGCGGAAAGCTTAAAGGGAAAAAGACCGTATAGGCTGATGCTGGTGACGCTGAAGGTGATACCGATGCTTTTGGCGTTATCGGCTATGACCGGCATGTTCCTGGATTTTCTCGGGATTGACAGTTCCGTGCTCTCTTTTGTCGGAGGTGTGTCGTTGTTCCCGCTGCTTTTCCTTTATCTGGCCTCTTATGTTTTTTGTTTCTGCGAGTATCACAGGATGTTCCTCCATTATGTCGTGGCGAACAACCTGCTGACATATGCGGATTATTATATAGGAATCCCGATAAACGACAGGAGCCTTTTCATGGTCCATATCATTCTTATCGGGATATTCCTTTTCCTCGTGTTGTATTTCTATAGGACTGAGAGATGTTGCGGACAATAAGGAGACTGCTTCTCGATATTGTCGACGACATAGACGCCGGCAACTCCAACATGAGCGAGGATGAGGAGATGGAGCTTATCCGTGTCCTTAAGGAACTCTCCAGGAAGGACAGGCCCATGAGCAAGTATCAGGCTTACACCTATCTCAATGTCAGCAGGGCGACCTTTGACAATATGATAAGGGACGGAAGGTTGCCCAAAGGAAAGAAGGTCGCCGGCTTCAAGGAGCTGATGTGGTTCGAGAAAGACTTGAAGGATATCGCCGGTAAGAGCAAGTGATTGTGTCTCCCGGTGTAACTGAATCGCTTACAAGTGTGATATGAGTTCTGATTTTACATACTTTTACCCAAAATATATTGTTATGGCAGGTATTGTTCAATTGAAAGACGAGAGCGGGAATTCTGTATATCCTGTGACAGGAGCTAATCTTGTAGATGGTTTGTCTGATGTCGCCAAGAGCGGTGATTATAATGACTTGGAGAATAAACCGACTATACAGACGATTAACACTGTTAATGTGTCTGTTGACAATAATACTGGGACCCCGTCTGCTACTGGTACTGTATCGGGTTCTACGATCACACTTAATTTCCATAATCTAAAAGGACAGCAAGGGCAACAGGGTCAGCAGGGAAATACCGGATCGTCAGTGGACTATCCCTATGAACTTGTGAACAACCTCATCACCGATGACGCCACGAAAGGTTTGTCAGCCGCGCAGGGTGTGGTGCTGGAGGGCGAAGTCAGTCAGTTACGCTCCGAGTTGGATGGGAATGAACTTATCGCAAAAACATCCTTTATCGGCGGGTGGTATATTTATAAGACAAACCCATATTACAAGACAAACAATACGGCCCGCGTGGGCGTGGGGGAAATAACACTTGATGCCGGCGATATAATTTCCCTTACCGATTATTCAGCTTGTAGGATGTATGTCGGATATAGGGATGCGAATGGCTATAACACACCCGGTGCTTGGTTGACCTCTGATTATACCGCTCCGGTCTCCGGAATATATGTAATAACACTTGACGGCATCCCCGCGGTACCCGTGTCTGACACATCGGATTTGACTAAATATCTCCGGGTTATTCGAGGCTTATCACAAGTATATCGTAACGAGGTCACTCTCAATGAGCTGGAATCAGATGTCGCAAGAAAATCCACAAATAATGACTTGTCAAATCAACTTTATTGCGAGAGTCTGACACAAGGCGTTGAGTATGAGCTGGGAAATATCCTTATCACGAACTCCGCTTGGACGTATGAGGATTCCGTCAATCGGGTGCGTACACCATCAGACTATATTCTCCACTTGTTCCCAGGTGACAAAATCACTCTATCAAATTACTCCGGCGTGAGGTTCTATGTCGGCGCGAGGTATGTTTCCGGGAGTATGTCAATGGCTGGATGGCTGACGAGTGACTACATTGTGCAGGAGGAGGGGTATTTCTGCGTTCTTGTGGCGAACACGACGGACACGCAACAGTTATCCCCGGATACACTCGGACAACTGATTAAAGTTGTTAGGAATACCACCGTGCGGTCAATGATCGGGAGTGGCGCGGCATCGGTGATATTCAACAATACCGGGACAACGCAAGTCATAGGGAATCGGATTGATTTGGTGGGGCAAAATTACTCCGTGGCATACATCGGACAAGAGGGGGCGGGTGTAGACACAAGGCAAGGTGGCGCAATATTCGGTGATTACCTTTTCCAATTCCATAACACTCTCGAATCCATTGTTGTGTTCAAATTGTCTACGGCTACAACCGTGCAGACGTTTTCCTTGACAGCCCAGCCAGATTGTCATGCCAATTCCGGCGGTTTCGGAAAAACTTACCATACGGCGGGTGATCCTTTCCCGCTTTTGTATGTGTCATCGCAGTCGGAAAAAAAGATATATGTTTACAGGATCACAGGCGAGGAGGGTAATTGGTCAATCGCATTAGTTCAAACTATCACGGTTAATGTGGATTTCTATCTCCCGAATATTGCCATAGACGCATGGAATGAACGTGGAGTCCTATTTGGCTATACAAAAAATTCCTGGTCTGACACGACCGCGAAATCCCGTATATGTTGGTTTAATCTGCCGCCACTATCCTCTGGGGATGTGACGATTTCCGACTTCAATGATTATTTCACACTTCCATACATATACGCACAACAGGGAGCATGTGCGAGATTTGGCAAGATGTACCTGTCCTTCGGCAATACGCAACAAGGGCAGGCGACTGGTGGTATTATAGTGATAGACTACACGAATAAGAATGTCGATAGTTATCTTGACCTATATGCCATCGCTCCAGGATCGTTTGAGCCGGAGGCAATCGGTATTTGGGGCGGGGGACTAATCGTGACATCGGCAGGTGGAGGAGTATATAAATTGACAGTCAATTAGCCCCCTAACTGACTGAGTTATTAAATATTATGAAAGCAGTAAAAGTTGAATGGTTGGATATAGCGAGCGGAACAATCCACTGGACAGATTTTGATGATCTCGAGTTTGGACCGTTGGAATGCGAGTCCGTAGGTTGGCTCGTTAAGGAGACTGATGAGTATATAGCTATAGCGCAAAACTATAACAAGGAGAATGACCTAATAGCTGATACAATGACATTCCCGAAATCAGTCGTAGTGAAGATGACTGAGCTGAAATAACGCTAAATGTAGTTGTCAAGTCTTGAAGACTCTATCTCGCCTTGGCGGAACGCCTCCTTGTCATTCTCCGAGGCGAAAACCATATTCCCCACGTCATCGGGGTTGGCTTCCGGCAGGTAATATCCCTGATCCTCAGCCCATCTCCTGAACGCGTTTATGGCCCTTGTCATCTCGTCTGTGGTGAGGTCGGCGGAACTGCGTATATACTGTACTCTCATCCCGGTAAGCTTGTCCACATCCTCCCTGATGAATATATCCGGATTGGACATTATCTTGAAGTATACCTCCTTCGAGTATTTCTCGGTAACTCCGGTCTCTATGGCGAGTATCCTGCAGAGCACATGAAGGTATGAGTTCTGGTTGAGCGAACGCCTTGACTCGTCAACCAGACTCGCGTTCTTGCATTTCTTCTCGAGAAGCCTGTTGGCCCTCTTGACGAACTGTTTCCTGTGTAAAGGGTTAGTCAGATCGTAATTCATTACAGTACTTTCACCTCGCTATAAAAATAGTCACCCCATCCTGCGGAGTCCTCTAACGCGTCCAGAAGAGTCCTGAAATCTTTCTCCGTGTCCATCTTATAAGTCCTGTAATCACCCTCGACCTTCCCGGAGTTGATGGCTCTTATCGCGCCTCTTGTAGTATGCTCATTCGCATACGAGCAAGCCTCTGTCCCATAAAAGACAGTGACCTTAAATTTATTAAGATTGTCCATATTTTCGCGGAATAATACGCGGAATGACAGAACCGTCTCCGTAACTCGGTGGAAGCAACTGGATTCGAACCAGTGACCCCCTGCTTGTAAGGCAGGTTACAATCATACCGCGATTGAATAACATCTATCGCTAAGTTACTAATTTTTAATTGATTAACAAACAAAAATCCAAATTTGTTTTTGTTTATTTTTTCTTTTTCTTTTTGATGTGCCTTCCAGATACGTGAGACACTATGCGGAATTGTTTGCAGAATTTTGCTATCTTGCCGAAAAGTAAAAACAATGGCGATTACAAACTTATATCTCGACATGAGGGGCAGAGCCAATGACGGCAAGGGCAGCATCCTCATAACCATCTATCACAACAGGACGACATCTACAATCCCGATGAAAATCAGGGTGTCTCCAGAGAACTGGGACGGCAACCATATCGTCAGGATGCGCGAGGCTGACATCCTCAACGCTCATCTGGCGGAGAAAAAGGCGTCAATAGACATGGCGATAGCGGGACTTTCCCTGCGTGATGATTTCGAAAGCATGACAGCCACGCATATAAAGAACCTCATCACTGACAAGAGGAGCGTCGACAGCTCCAGGTCTATGGTCAAAAGCCTGTTTGAGGAGTATATGGCCTCGGATTTGAGCGACGGCACAAGAGAGATATACAAATCCACGTTGGGTAAGGTCCTGTCATTCGGAGGGCAGTCTATGAGAATAGGACAGATAGACGCTAATTGGCTCATACGTTTCGACAGATATCTCGCGAAGACACAAGGCGTGAACGGAAGGGCAATCTATCTCCGACATCTGCGTGCCGTGTGCAATTACGCCAGAAAGATAAAGGTTATGTCAACTTATCCTTTCGATGATTTCAAGATAAGGCAGGAGCAGACACGCCACAGGAACATATCTGTTGATGACCTTAGAAGATTTCTGGGATATAAGGTGACTTCCGAGCAGGAGATGGCAAGGGATTTCTTTATGCTTATGTTCTATCTTGTCGGATGTAACATCGTGGATCTTCTCACGGCAAAGCGGACCAACATAGTCAATGGCAGGTTCGAGTACATAAGGAGAAAGACACACAAGGCGTATTCCATAAAGATAGAGCCGGAGGCGGAAAGGCTGATAGACAAATACCAAGGTGTAGACTGGCTTCTGTCGCCGATGGACCATTACGCCAGATACAAATCTTTCGCCCGCATGGTGAACAAGAACATCAAGGAGATAGGTGACGTGTCATGGGAAATGGTCCCGGTTGAGGATGACCTTTTCGCCATGCCAAAGCTGGAGAAAAGAATTATCCCCGTCATACCTGAGGTGACCACCTATTACGCCAGACACACATGGTCGACTTTAGCTTATGACATAGGCATTCCTATCGATGTGGTGTCACAGGCGCTCGGTCACTCAGACGGCAACAGGACAACCCTCATCTATGTCAAGCGTGACCAGAAGAAGGTTGACGACGCCAACAGACAGGTTATAGACTATTTACTTGGACTTGACAAACCTGCCCTTATCGTCCCGTAGACGTCCTTTTTTCTCAGGTTTTGCCATCACATTATCCTCTTTCTTTTCCGGTTTGTCTTTCCTTCTCTCATTGTAAAACAAGACAAGCAGACTGCTGATGATGATAAAGCACAGCATGGCCAAGAAGATGTAAAAGAAACTCATGGTGTTAGTTGTTTAATATGATTGTTGAGAAAACGTTCCATATTTTCCTTGTCTGGTAATCGTTGGTCTGCATATAGTCGGCGTGCCTCCTCAGCCCGACTATCACAGTGGCGTGGTTAAATCCGCTTACCCTTCCGATGTCGCTCAGGCTATATCCCTCATTGAAAAGCATATACCACACGCATCTTCTCCAGATCACTGTCACCGCGTCACGTTTCTTGTCCTTTATGTCTATACCGGATACCTGTTTGACCGAGTCACGTAACTCGTCATATCTTCTTTGTATCGGCGGAAGCTCCGGTATCCTTGGCAATAACGCAGTGACAGTCTCTATCGCCTCATATACGTCATCAGGCAGACTGTTCTCGCGGTTCTTGCCGAACCTTTCCAATGTTGTACCCGCTTGAGCTAATGTCATTGTCTATTATTTAGTTACTATAAAATCGCGGCAGACTCCCCGCTTGAGCCGTATGCAATCAGTCGCCATAGTATCGCGGCAGATTGTCATCGTTCCTATCCTCCCTTCCCAGCCTTCTGTCCTCGGCCACGCCTTTTATGAAGATCACGGTGTCCTCCGGCATTGGCATCTGGCTCTCCATCCACTTCGCCCCTGCGATGAAGGCTCTTTCTTCTTTCTTATCTACACAAACTAATCCGTCACCAACATCCATAGGTAGAATTGCGTATTCTTTTGCTGCTTCCTCCAAATCATCAGGATTCCCTCCCCTTATCTCATCCAGAAACTTGTCAACATCCACTCCTTCCAATGACTTTGATGCCCTTGTCTTTGCTATCTTCTCGTCAATGTACTTCATAGCCTCGTCAACGGACATTTCCTTTGGCTCATCTATTGGTTTGATAAATAGTTCAACTTCTCTTGGCTCATCCGACCATTTGAGGTCTTTGAACTGTTCGTCAATCGCATCGTCGTAGATGCGGAAGTCAGCGTCACATGAACCCCACCATTCCTGCGTGATAGAGTTTTCCCTATGGGGCTTGTGATAGCAGAAAACAAGAGAGCCATCTTTGTTTCTTGCTATCCAGCCTTTGACTTTAAAGAGTTTTTCTTCTGGCAGGGAGTCGATGAAGGCAAGGAGTTTGTCATAGCCAGTCATTTCCATAACGAAAGGAAAAGTTTGCCTAGAATTTGCTTTGATTTGAACCATACATACTCCTTTCAGCCTCTCTATCTCTTGGCGTATCTTCTCAATGTCGCTCATTTCTTTGATAGCATTTCAAACAACCCTTTAGAAATTTCAGAGATACTTAGTATCACTGGAGAAACGTTAAGATTATTGTTTTTTATATGTTCTCGCATCTGTTTCAAACTAAGGTCGGTGGCTTTGATTAGACAATCGCCTAACAAGATATGACCATTTTCTATTGGAAATTGATACGAGACATGTAGGTAGTATGTTTTCATTTCTTTTCCTCCTTTATCAATGGTAATTATCTCTTCTATTCCTTTCTGCTACCTTGGCTGACCAGATAGCGAGGACAATGACAATGGCAACTCCTGTCACAAGCCCTCCGATAAACACTAATAGACTATTCATTTCTTTTCCTCCTTTGGTATCTCAGGCATCGGCATCCAGTATTTGACTCCAGGGATGTTCCAGCCGCTAAAATCTTCGCAATATTCCTTGTTAACGACGTGTCCAAATGCGATGCGATATAAAGGTTCTATCCTCACTTCATTCCACTCGTCAAGAAGCACTATAACCTCCTCGTCCATTGGTGGCAAGAACTCATTCACTGAGTGCCAGCAGAGGTCTTTCTCGGCTTTAGGCCACAAAGCCTCCGCAACCATCCTCGCTGTTGTGTGTCTCAAATTCTCTATTGATGAGCAACATCCGGGTAATATACCAAAGGAGTCAAATAACCACTGGTCTATCTCATCAAGTGTTGTGGGGTAATCTACTTTACTCATTTCTTATTTCTCCCTTAACTATCTAAATACCAATTAGCATCACTTGGATATTTCCTTTCCAAAAGTCTGACTATATCTTTGACAATTTGGTCATATACTTAATCAGAAACTACTCTTCCAAGATGGATCGTGATTATATCCTCGTTTTGAATGTTCTCACTCATTTGTCAATTACTTTAACTCTCATTTCAACTTCAATTGCCTTACCCTCTGGAAGTTCAAGCAACCCTTCGTAGTCAGCCGCTTCTCTTGGCATAATACCAGCAATGCGGTAACTGTAATTGTTGTAGTCTTGCCAAAAGACTCTGCCCCATTTCTTTGGCTTTGAGGTGAAGAACAGAATCCTATTTCCCTGTCTGACTACATATCTCTTAAAAGTTGGCATTATTCTTCCGCTTTTAATGTTGATGTGCCAGAAGCTGTAGTGGGGCTTATCACCACATTGGCTCTTGGACAGTTAATGCAGTCTTTTTGTGGATTGGTACAAGGGCCTCCATGATAGCAAGGAGGTTCCCATATTGGGATATTAATCGTTGGAGTATTAAACTCATTTACTTTCTTGGGATTTAATTGTGACTCTATAAAGTCCTTTAGATCACGCAGAGTGTCTTCCCTCCCAAGACAATATCCGTCAAGATGCTTTTTGGCAAGCTCATCGGCTTTTAGCAATTCCTTCTTCGCAAGGGCAAGGAGAGTCTTGGCGTGTCTTTTTGCATAGTCAAAAGCTACCTTCTCTCCATGTTCCTTGCAATACTCCACAATGTCTGAAAACTCTTGCTCAAACTCCGTCAGCCTTGAGAGCTTCTTCTTGATAAGAGTCTCCACGCTGTCAAAATTCTCTTCGGTAAATGCCTTCTCCAATGATACGCACTCAGCACTTGAGCAGTCCATCGTACCTTCTGGCCTGTTCTCATCAAGATAGCTGACAAGGGCTACCGTAAGTGTTCTTGCTAATTCTATGTTCATATCTATTCCTCCCAAATAACTATTCGCCTTTCTTTCTGTTGTAACTCGGCAATCGCTTGTTTGGCTTCGCCGAGTGTCTTGAATTTCCCATCCGAAAACACTCCGTCATCAAGTGGATCGTACCACCAGAGAAATCCAAGGAATCTCTTTTGGATACAAAACGGTCTTGTATAACTCTGGAATGGATGAGTCCTTTCAATTATTCTGTATTTTGCCATTACATTGAGTTTAAGTGTTTTATTACATCTTGTAATGCTCGCGTATATCCGTATTCAACATCTACATCGTCAAATCCCATATCTGAAACTTGCCCAAGCATATTAGATACCCACTCCATTAGTTTTTCCCTAAACTTTTCTTGTCCGGCGAAATAAGCGTGATCCTCGGCTGTCTTGAGCATCTCATCCACACAATCCTTGTGGATATATTCGTGAGGAATAGTCGCAACTAAGTCCTTTTTCTTTTCTTCCCAAAAATGGGCAACTACATCTGGATATTCTCTTACATATATCTTATTTGGCATTTTCATGTTTATTCCTCCTTTCTTGCTTTTAATCCAAGTTCATAAAAGTGACGGGCAATTGACTTTCCAACAATATCATTTACGAGTTTTGAATACACCGGGTCTGACACGACAAACTCTGTATATTCCTTCTCCAAATCCACCTCTTGCTGCTCCTGCTTAACACTATTCACACCTGTCTGGAAGCATAATTCGCCGAACTCCTTTATTGCGTCATAACAATGTTGATATGGATGATTGAGCGCATCATATAGCACATCATAAGGCCCTTTTGAAAATATATCCTTTGTAAGCTGGTCTGCGTTTTTGATGTGTTGAATCCAATCTTCTACTGTGTGACAATCCGGCTGCTCCTGCTGGAGAGAGTCTACTATTTGTTCCGCTATAGTCAGCCCGTCAGCCATAAATTGATATTGCATAAAGCAGAAGTTCTTTGACCTATCTGTAAATTCCTTATGCTTATTACTAAGCAACTCTTTTAGGCGTTCTGCGTCAATGTAGTTAGTCATTGTACCCTCCGTACATTTTATTCCCAGTAATTTCAAAGTAGAGGTTTTCAAACTTTTGTTGTACCTCTTTGTCTATTCCGATTAGATTTCCACGAACTATTTTTGCGAATCTTTCAGAGACACTTTCTTGTTCCTGCTGGAGAGAAAGAACAAGTTGTTTAAAATCCATCAAAGCACTATAATATCCTACTGCTTGCTCTGAATTGTCAAGATAGTAGTTCCCTGTTTTGAACTCGTTTTCTATTTCTTTGATCTCAGCTTGAAGGCGATCTGCGTCAATGTATTTTCCCATATCTAAATATCTTTAACACATCCCATTTACTGGTAGCGCCTTGTCGGTTAATACTGCCTCTTCAATGCGTAAGCAGTGCTTGTAGTACTTACTTTGAATGTAAGATTCACACTCTTGCTTGTCTTTAGTCCAATAAGTCTCGGGAGTTGTCCGTTGATAGTTGTCATCACAAACAACACGGTATATCTTTTCAATGTTTACTTGCATATCTGAATCAATAAAAAGGGTGCGAGAGATGAGAATTAATGAATTGACGAAAGTTCTTTCAAAGCTGAATCAGAGTTACCCCGCACCCTATGGTTACATCAGTCTCATGTCTCTGACTTAAGTCTTTTCAGCGTATTCTCAAGTATGGAGATGGTCTGCTTCTTCATATTAGACTTCATAATGTCAAGAGTATTGGTTACTGCAACTGCCTGCACATCGTCTTTCCTCTCTGAGTTCATGTTGGATGCCGTGGCAATATATTTTGCAGCATTAACAAGAGCCTCAGGTTCAATAATGCTATTGATGGCTCCAAGCACATCTTCGAATCCTTTGAATGAGACTTCACACCATCTGTATCCTATTGACCTGTAGACTTTGCCAGATGTGCCTTCATCCCAACTATCCATGACAACCTCTATATGTGAGATGGGTTCGCCATAGATATTATTCATGACGAAGCTGTCGCCGACGCTCCTGCCACTCCAGCAGAACTTCTCTCCCCACTGAGGGATGCTGAAACCGATTGATTCCATGTAATCTCTCACATAATGCATTACCTTGTACGGCTCTCTTGTTATGGGACAATATACATAAGACGGAAAAGGCTTACTTTCGTTGTCCTTTTCAGCTTGTTCTAGCATTTTTGAAAAGGCGTTGTAAAGTTCTCCGTTGTACTTGTATTTGTAGGATTCTCCATCCTTGATAAGATCAAATGAAGTAACGTAGTTGAGGCCATTGCGGAAGACATTGACTCTGCTGTCTTTGTCTGGAAGCAATGCTACGTCATACTCATCCATCAGGGTCTTCAGCAAACTTTCTCTTTGGTAAATTGCTTTTACTGGTCTTCCTCGTTTCATATTTAGTTTGTTTTGAAAATGCTCCTATGGTTTTACATCAGTTTCTCTAAGTCACGGTAGAGGAGTCTCAAGTTTGATTTTGTAGGACAGTTATTGGGGAAACTATTGTAGGCATGTTCAATTGCCTTCATCTGCTCCTCGCTGGGCTTCCAAGAAAGACGGAGGGATTTAATTCTATTGATAAACTCTCGTGATGCCTTGCAAAAATTCTCATCCATCCTCCAATCGTTTCTATCAATAACATCAAGCCAAAAGTCTAATAGTTTTTCATCTTCCTCGCTCCACTCTTGCTTCTGCTCTTTCTGCTTTTCGTATGGCAAACAATAAATATCATGCAAAAGACTTATCCACTCAGACGGACAAGTCTCATCTTCAAGATATTCAATGATACGATGAAGGATGTATTCTTCCTCCTTTGTCAAAGGGCCTCGCTCTTTCTGCTTTTCGAGGTAGGCAAGAAATCTTCTTCTCTGGTCATCAGGTAGTATCAAATCTTCAAGGACCGCCACTAATTCTTTTCTTATCCTCTCGTCCTCGCTCTCTGCGAGTTCGGGGATAAGTGTTTCAAGGACTTCTCGTCCCCTCTCACTTGGAATAGCCCAAGACTTAATTTCTTTTATTGCTTCTTCTCTTGTCATATTACTTATCTTTTTTATATTTCTTATGCAGAATAATTCCAAGTACACAAGTAAACCCAAACAAGCCTAAAAGAATCCATCCTCCTATTGGATTATTAAATATGAAATTCAATATTGCACCGGTAAGGAATATTATTAAACTGTTTGAAAACATTGATATTACTGTACTGTCCATAATTAAATCAAATTTTCTAAACAATACTTTATTGCCGTTTCACATGCTTGTTCGTAAGTATCTCTTGGCATATAATCACTTGTTACAAGTTCATCAGTGTTCAAATTAATAATAGCTGTACCATAAACATTAATCGTGTTACATCCTCTTATATTTGTGTATGTTGAAGGAAATACACCGAGTTTATGCACTTCCCTCAGCCACTTCATCGCCATTTGGAGGGTTGGACGTTTAACCTGCCCAATTTTACCCCAGTTAGAGATTGAACGCTGTTCTACTTTGTGTGTTTTGCCGATCAATGAGTATGCAGTAGGACATGCCTCATCAAACCCCTTTTCTTTCAGGAGTTTGGCTGTTTCAAAACTGACGTAATCTTCTGTAATCATATCCTATTCTGTTTTATACATATCTTCAGGAGCTTCAAGAGCTAAACCCTTTTCAATGAGTTTGCGAAAATCAAAATGATGTTCTTTGAGATAATCAAAATACCAAATATGACGACCATTATCTCCAATCAGCTGTCCTTCTATTGAACGCAAATATGATTTGATTTCTAATTTTTCATCCTCAGTCATACTTGACATTGGACGAAGGTAAGGTTTAATGACTTGCTCATCAGTTTCACTGTCATTGAAATAATCCCTCTTCAAAGGATTGATATTGATCCCGTATTCCGTGCCAAAGATAGTCTGATTTATAGAGCATAGATAGCCGTTCCCTTTCTCTGTGTGGCAGATTACACCATAAGGTAATCTTGCGGAGATGTCTTTAAGTAATAGTTGTTTTTCTTCCCGTGTCATATCAGTAACTACTTGTTATCTTGCACCAGCCGTAGTCGGGCTTCACGCATTTTCCCTTGCTCCACCAGAAGCAGGAGAGGCAGAGGTTCTTGCCGTGTGTCATCTCGTCTCCTTTTTAAGTTCATAGACATAGCCGTCTTTGACTATCACGCAGTTATCATTATCAGAAAGCTCAACAACATTTGGTTTATGGATCTGCTCGACAACAGGTCCTCCGAAAACGCCAGAGCGGTGAACAACAAACGACAGGTCGTTGTTGGCCCTTGTGACACGGCAGCAATGCCTGACTATAGACTCGTAATAATTACGTGTCGCTATGCGGATGGTATTAAGCCGATATTTCGCAACCGGCTTACTCAACCAACCGAATATCTTTCCAGTCTTACTCATTGATTACGGATTGCAGGTTAACTTTCTGCAGGGTCAACACATACAATTCGTTGTCCTTGATCCTGTAGCCGAGATTGTACAGATGCTTTATCATATCCCTCGGCTGGAAATCATTTAAGGTCTTCTCTTTTTGAGGGGCAACCGGTTTAATTTCCTTTGCTTCAACTTCATGAGAGTTGGCGATGGTGTTCATTCTTGAGAATCTGGCTGTTATCGTCCCCTTAGGGATTCCCGTAAGCTCGGATATCTTACCGTATGTGTAACCCTCTTTCTTGAGCTTGACGATCTCAGACATCTCTTGTTTGTAATTCGGTCTTCTGTGCATAATGCTTCATATATTAATTTGATATTTTCTTAGCTCCCTCCCGGGGAATCGAACCCGATAGCTAATAATGGCGAAAATAGCGTGAAATATGCGTTTACTTGTGCCCCTGCGGCGCGGGAGGGATTCCGCATCACTGCGGCTATATCTCTATCAGCTTGAACTCGATTCTCGGATTAACCTTGGCGAGAAACTTGTCAGCGACTATTTTGACGCAACGATTGTCATTCTTTATCGTCTTCGTGTGCTGGAGGCAATCTAGTATGATTTTCAGTGAGTTGTCGAGGTCGTGAGACATCGAGGTGAAATATACCCTGAGATGCAACTCGAAATAACCCGTTATCATCATACCCCTGTATTTGCCGACCTGCATATAGAACGAGTCCTCATAAGCTCTCAAGCCAGTAGTCTTGCCTAATGAGCTGTGACCTCCTATCTTGATTATCCTGTAGGAATTGGATTTGGATGGACATTGTCCGAATATCGTCTGCCAATCGTGCTCAACCATTTGTTATTTTCTCTTTAACGTTAACGTCTTTTTCCTGTAGTCTATCTTCGCGCCGTTGGCCTTGAGAAAATCACTGCCGATGACGACTGATACGTTGATATGCTTGCCGTATCTCTCCATTATGCTTTCGGACACGACTGACAAGTCAGACAGGATGCCCTCAACCTCTACATCATTATCGGCGTCCATGTTATCCCTTATGGTCAGGATGGCGTCGGCAGTCATTACCCTGCGCTCGCATGTCTCGCCGCTCAGACCTATAAGACTCATCTTATAGTCTGTCGGGGTTATCGTCAGGTTGCCGTCGGACTTCAGGTTCTGGTCGAACAATGTGGACTCCGAACCGGTATCGACAAGCGCATAATACATGTGGTCACCGTCAATCCTGAAACTTATGAGAGGAATCCTTGAGCTTTCCTCCGCAAATGGTATGTGTATCTTACGCATCTTTCCATTCCCTTCTTTTAAGTTGGACAATACCTCCGAAAAACATCTCCATATCTCCCACACTGATGCCTTTTTCCACAAGCTTGTAATTAAGGTTGCTGAACGAGACATATTTTGTCCCGTCAATATCGAGTATGAGCTCTATCGTGTCTCCGAGCATTTTGAAATCATTATCAGTATATTCGGTCACATCGATATTGAAGAATTGCTCAGTGACCTTGTTTCTCTCCGCTTTATGTCTTCTCACGAAATTAGAGCATCTGGCGTAGACACTGGCGTATTCGATGACCTTTCTCACGCTGTTGGGATACTCTCTCCAGTTGGTCTGGTTAATTGCCTGGAGCTGGAGCTTGAATTTCTCTATGTTCTCACGTGATCGTGGCTGTGTCCCGAGCCTGTACAGCAGAAACAACGCGTCAGGGGTGAGCTGGTTGCCGGATTTTATCGACAGTCTTTTGTAGCTCACGCATGGCTTGGCGCTGCGTTTCTCAAGCAACATCTCCCACGCGTTATTTGATATGAGATCAAGCCGCATGTGGCCTGTCTTCACGACATAACCGTCATTGGGATTGGATGAAGGCATGCTAAATGAGTCGCTGATCACTATACGTTTGAGCGTGTCTGATATATATAGCCTTGTCACATAAAGACTGTTGCAAGAGGAAAACTCAGGGAACACGTTGAAATCGCCAGAGTCAAAATCCCTCTTTATCCTGTAATTCTTCCTGATATCGTCATTTGGTATTGGACATCCTGGAACAACATGCACTTTTGCGCCGTCTGTGACAGGCACATTATCGAATAAAAGTCCGTTGTTCAAACCGTTGATGAAATCACTATTACAGGCTATATTATATTTGTTTATAAGTGACATGGCGTATGATGTGCTTCTATTATCAGCCAAGACATCATACCCGAAATACTCTTTTCCGTCTATTATGAGATATCCTTTCATTTGCTTAACAATGATATAAGGTCATTTGGCTCCTCAAGCGAGATATATGACGGGACTTTCGACTGTCTCTCCTCGTAATCCAGGATCTCGTCCAGAAGTTCCATCCAGCCCTTGTATTTGTATTCCTTCCCGTCCCTGGTGAACGAGAATCCGTCTTTCGGGTCATAGACATAAGTCACAGGAACCTTGTCTGACCTGCTGATATCGGCGAAGATATACGGCAGAATATCATATTGCCTGTAGTCAGGATCTTTGTCGAGAACCAAGTTGATGATGTCGGTGTATAGCTCAGCCTGAAGATCGTAGCGGAACTTTATGAAATTGTCCTTGAACTGCCAACCGGGAACAGAACTGGTCTTGAGGTCAACTGGCTGCACGGTCATGTTGTTGTGGTCCACGATAAGCAGGTCAGGCATTATCTTCACGTTCACCTCACGCTCCGAGTTGAGCATGACGCTCTCAACGAACTGAGCCTGATAAATATACTCCACACCATCATTCTCTCCCTTACGGAAGATGTTATGAGTGTTATAGCTTGTCCACAACACCCTCGCCATCTCCAGCGCGTCCTCGAAATCAGTCTTTGACACGACCTTCTTGCCGGTCCTGCGCAGGTCATAGTAATCCTTGTTCTCGCACAGCTTCGCCAGTCTCGTGTCGTCCTTCTTATACTTTGAGCAGAACGTGTCACATCGGCTTATGGCGTCGAAAATAAAACCGTGATTGATGTCGTCAAAACAACTGCCTCCAACGCCCATCGAGAGGAGCTTGTCAAACACCTCCCTCTCAGCGGGAGGACAGGTTGCCCCCGTCTCGTCAATGACATACTCGTCATCGAACTCCTTGCGGCTCTTGGTCATGATTGTGTCGACGAGACTGCCGAACTCCATCGAGGGGGTGGGGATGGTAGGCTCATGCAGGGTGGCTATAGAGCCGAATCCGTCCTTGGCGTACTTGGCTATCAACGAGTATGACCATGCCGGATAGGCGTGATACTCCTTCTCGGGAAGGCCCATTGAATATTCTTTTAGTGAGTTCATGTCTTATGGTTTAAAAAGAAAGGGAGGGCAGTAAGCAAAACGATTATGATTAGCAAGAATTTATTGTATTAACAACCGATCATGGCACTAGAAAAAAAGCAAAAACATAGCCCGTTACCGACTCACGTCGGGTGCCCTCCCTATAATATTTATCAACATTAACATCTTCGCCACAAATGCCGTATCTCATTGACACACAACAAATGTAACAAAAATGTTACAATAATGCAAGAGAATTATCAACAATTTTGGATATCTCTGAAAGTAATAGGCTTGTCAATCTTCTTGGGAGCCACGGCGAGCTTCCTCCTGAAAAGGTCGGCGAAATTGCTATATTTACTTGAGCTCAAGTCTGCGAATCCGCCTGACTCGCTGACACCGAAATTGAACATCAGCCAGTCGGAAAGCATCTTCCAGTCATCGACAGACACAAGCCTGTCATTAAATTCATATAAATCCATCTGTCTCGGTACATCTATACCTATGGATCTGAGGAACCATTTGGTCTGCTCGGAATATGACCAGAAATAACCTTCAACCTTAAGGAATATATATGTCGTAAGCGGATAGTTCCCTGCGTCACTGTTGATGAGCGATTTCTCAAACATGTTGAAATCAGACGCGGCCATTCTTCTCCACATGTCAAGCGTCTGCGTGCTGACCTTGTTGTCAGGAATAAGCGGAAGCTTGTTGTCCGACACATAATTCCTCTGGTCTCCGTCAAGTATCTCGACATACTCATCAATGTTAGGTATGAACCATACTGGCCTCGCGTTGCTCCCGCTCATCAACACAACGTCGCTGTTATCGAGGCAATCGTCCAAGACAAGCTTTATCGCACTATCGCCAGGAGACTCGAGCATCCTCAAGTCGTTGTATGTTATGAGATATATATTGTCTGTGGCGGATTTCACTATGATGTTCGCGTAACGGACCGGGATCTTCTTCACACGAGGCACGACTATATAGTCAGCCTTATCCTTCGAGAGTGTTATCTGATAGGATTTCCTGGCCAGGTCCCTCGGCATCCTGCACTTGCTTGAGATGAATATCTTCTTGCCGAGCTCAATCTTGTCGTGGAATATCCCGCCCCAAAGATCAGTCCTGCTCTTCAGCTCGTCGACAGGATCGCAGTAATTCGGCATAACGCAGATATGACCCGAGTTCCTTATCTCGCGTTCCGTATAATACGTGTCACGCCTGTCAACCCTGTTACCGGGGAGGACGTCATAATGGTAGAAATAAACTTTGTTGAATCTCTCTAATATCTCAGCTTTCATCACGCTATTATATTTGCGATTTTAGGCTCGAACAGGAGCTTGTTGGTCTGGTTCTTATGCTCTGAGGTTATTTTCTTTATCATGTGATAAAGGGAATCCCTCGAGAAGAGCCTCACACCCTTCTCCTCGCTGTCAATGAAGTCCACAATCCTGTCCTTTACCGTGGCTATCGGGGTCTTCGCGTCTGAGTCGAGCCATGCCGACACGAAATTGGAGAACCTCTTCTCCAGCAAAGTGGAGATGTCTGGTCTCGGAGAGCCGTCACTGTCGTAGAGCAGGGCCGCGAGCTTGGGCTGGACATCGCTCCACTTTCCGAGAAGCATCTCCTTCGGCTGGATGATGAGGTGCATCTTGTTCCTGAGGAACGTGGTGAACATCTTGGAGAACCGTCCCCCCTCATCCTTGAAACAACCTTTAGAGATGGTCGTGATGAAGTTGAGGCTCTCGGGGTTATCCCAGTCATCAACGCCCTGTATCATATTTGCGAACATGACGAAGGACCTCGGGTTGCAGATACGCTCACCGTTCTCGTTGGCGTTGAAGAGCTCGCCTGAATAGGATGACACGAAATTGATGCACCTTCCGTCGATACCGGCTCCCTCAGCCCATCTCATCCACGCGTCAAGATCCCAGGCGACATTGAAGTTGAGGAACCTTGTCCTCTGGGCCTCGTCAAGAGAGTTGACGTTATTGGTGCCGTCATCCGGGTTGTTGGTCAGGCAGATGGTTGTCTTCTTGGGAAGCGACCATGAGGTGTATCTCTGGGTCAGGATAAGCTCCATGCAAGCCTGCAGGAGTTGGGGGTTGGCGCGCACATAATCGTCCAGAACCACCATATTCCCGTTCTCATTGTACTCTGGAACCCACGCAGGTTTCGCGTAGCTCATCCTGCTCTTCCCGGTCTGGCGGAGCATGGAGTTCTTGTCATAGGAGTCGATCTGCTTGGAGCTGAGCCATACAGTACCCGGTAAGACCTGAGCCCTCACATTCCCGTCGGCATCCTTCACCCTCTTCGCTACCTGGCACTCATACTCCACGACAGGAAACCCGATAAGGTCTCCAGCCTCCTCCATCTCGTGCAGCGAGATCTTGGTGAACCCCATATTCCTCTCTTTGGCTATCTGCTGGAGGATTGATGTCTTCCCGATTCCAGCCGACGCCTCAAGTGATATCGCTATCGGAGTGAGCCCTTTCTCCTCAAGTTTGATATTGTTGTCTATAGTGTAATTGACGAGGTTGTTAACCTCCTTCATGCTTACTGTCGTAGTTGCCATCTTGTTCTTGTTTAATGTTTCTTTGGAATGAATACCGCTGAGGCTCCGTTCCTTCTATATCTTGACCTGTCATGGTCACCTTCACTGGATACGACCCAAAGAGTCTCTTTCGGCGTGTCCTTAGGTATGTCCGCGTATCCGTCAGTGAAATAGACAAGGGCGTCATACTTCCTGCGGTTATTGTTGAACATGTCAACAGGTGGCTGAAAGTCAGTTCCACCGCCACCATGCAAAATCTGGTTTTGCCTGCCGTTGAAATCGTACTCGTGCTGAATACGCGTGTCGCACTCAACAACATGGAACGTGGCA